CGATGCCTACAGAAAGGATTAAGGGAGAGATTGGGAAGAAGAGTATATTTGGAGGCTTGAAGTAGCTTATTTTACTCTTAGAGAGTCACCAACGACGATATTTCTTGAAGAAGAGTCGCTTACAACTATTTTTGTTTCTGTGTTAGAAGGTGAAGAGCAAGAGGATAGTATTAGGCAGATAGAGGAGAGAGTAAGGATAGTTTTCATTTTGTGGTATTAGGTGTTATTGGTTCTTTTTTATTAATATCTATGATCGTCTTTATTTGTGCAAAATCTTTAATTACTTTACTATTGTTTTTATTTACTTCTTTTGATTTGATATCGTCTTGTCTAAGACGTTCGGCTTTTAATATTCCTAGATTCATGTGGCAAATATAATTAAAATTCTAATTCATAAGCTATAATTATATGAATTTATGGTCATTTCAATTTTCAATCATTTGCTTTCGCACAGAATTATCAATCTTAAACTCTTCAGGATGGCGTTTGTAGTACCGATAACTTACACAATCTATCCCAGCACTACGTTTTATTAGCTGTTTCAATTGATTATCATACGAAATTACTGAAAAATTCAATTCTCTTAGTCCGTTATGATTTATAATTACCATTTTTGATGGCTTGCAGCTTGTTAGGCAGATTATTATAACCAAAACCATTAGTATGATGGTTAATGGAAAGTGGACTTTAATAGCTTCTTTGTTCATTGGTTAGCTATTTAAGGTTATCAATTAATGTTTTTATTGAATCCATAACTTTATAGTAATCTCTTTTATTATCAACCGGAAGATCAGAAAAAAAAGGGTTGTTCCTATATCTGATCTTAAATCATTTAATTCATTATCTTTTTTTCTTAAAACTTTTTTGCCCACCCGCAGGAAGATTAAGAGGATTATTTTTAATCCAATTGAGTAAAATCGTTTCAATATAATTATTCAACTTTCGGTTGTCCTGTTTTGCAAGTTCAGCCAGTTGAGCAAGGAGTTCGCTATTTTCCTTGCTTGGTCGGAATGTTAGTGTTTCGTATGCCATCTTATTTCCCATTTAAAATTTCATTTGCATCATTCAAAGTAATAACGCTTATTTCGTTGTCTTTTTTATTCAGCCATTTTTCAATAGCACTCATTTGTCCCCAAGCATCTACTTCTCTTTTATAAGATACGACAACTGGAAATGCAGTAGTAGGATAAAATTCAGCATCTTTTGGAGAGAACATAGTTTTGTTTTTAAAATCAAATACCACATATTCGTTTCCAAATTTAGAAAGTATTTCTTCCCTGTCTTGTTTGCGGATTTTTTCAATTTCTTCATTTGAATATCCAAGTACATTGGCTAAAGTTTTCATAGTGTTTTAGTTTAGTTCGTTTGCATAAGTTGCTTTTACAAATTTTCTTAATTCAGAAACATTGGCAAATTTGAAATCAACTGAATTTGTTTCATCCAATTTTGTTTCAAATGGATTTTCCACCTTGCGAAGTTTACCTACAAGCATACCTTCAATGTTGTAGTATCTTCCAACTGGTATGTAGCTTTTGTTTCCTGCTAAAACTATCATTCCTGTTTTTTCGATTGTTATTCTTTTTGCTCCGTACATAATGTTTTGTTTTTGTTATTTATACTACAAATGTAACACAATAGTTTCATTCCTGCAAATTTATTTTCACTTATTTTCGTAACTACTTGATAATGATTAAGAAAGATTTTAAAACCCTCCCTAAAAAGTTTTAAGAAAAAAAGGTTTATCGCTCCGAATTAGCATTTGTGGTTAAAACTTTTTATTTGTTTTTTTGCCCTCGCACAGATAAAGAATAAGTATTACCAATTTTTTTAACCGTAACATTTTTCGGCAATCTCTTTTCTTTTATCTGTAACAAAACGGCTGAACGAGTTACGCCCAACCGCTTTGCATATTCTGTTACAGATAGTTCCATTACTTTCTTTTTGGCAAACGACTATCTCTCGTTCCGTTACTTGATACAGAATAACTCCCTGCCTTTTTCATAGCATCTTTGTAATCGCCAACGAAATAAACATTGTTTCCGTTTTTGTTTTTTCCTAAAAGATAAACGCTTTTTTCTCTACGTTTTGCTACTTTGTCCGCCATTTCCTTAATGGTAAATTCACTTGATTTGTCTGTGTTCATTTTGTTTGATTTTAAATTGGTTTATGGTATTATTACGACACAAATTTAAAAAGGTTACAAAATTAATTTAATATCTTCAATTGATTTTATTAATATATTCGCTGTTATGAATTTAACAGTAACAGAATTCGCCATTGCTTGCAAGGTGAGCCGCCAATCAATATACAATAGAATCAAAGAAGAGGATATTGTATGCGAGATAGAAATGAGGCACGGTAACCCTACTTACGTAATAGATACCAATACCTACCCGGTAGAACTCTTTACCGTTCGTCAAAGAGGAGCGAAGCCTAAATTAAAATAAGTTTAATTTAAGTAAGTGAACTCTCGATAGTGTTCTGAGTAGTTAAGTAGTATTTAAGTACTGATTTTTTCAGTAGGACTACTGATACGAATAATAAATCATATTAATAGCAATAAAAAAAATATTTTCTAATATCGTAACCTTTTAAATCCTATCGCGTATCAATAGCATAAACCAACTTATACTTCTACCAATGATTAATCGTATTGATAATCAAAGAGTTACAGAGTTATAAGAAAATAATGCAATTTTAATGCACCATATTCAAAAATGTTCGTATATTTACATTAAGAAACAAACGAACAAAATAAACAAACTAAAATGAACTACAAAGAAATCTCAAAAATAAACAGGAACACAGATAGGCTCTGTTCATTCATTAAATCAATGGGTGGTGAGCAATTCGCACAATCTTGCGGTAGTTCATATTTTAATTATAACGGACAAACCGTTAGAATATCAAATCATGCTTCTGGTGGGTATAGTTCATTAATTCACGAAGATACTGACATAAATATAGTAGTTAGGTCTTGTGATGAGATGTTTTTTTATCTGAAAAAATATTTTAATTTTTAATAACATGAAAATACAAAAAAGATTTTTCACTCTTTGCGATTCATCTTCAAATGGTGGTCAGTATCTAACTGACATGGGGAGAGGTAGAAATTCAGAAACTTTTTGCCCAATGACTGTTTTTGAAAATGAAAACGAAGCAAAAAAAGCAGCAGCCCAATTAGGAGAATGGGCTTATGTCGAGGAAATTACAAAAATCGTAAATAATAAATAATGAAAAAAACACAAGGAGGAAAAAGAAAAGGGGCTGGACGCGACCCTTTGGCGGATAGGGGCTTGATAAAAATTCCTGTCCGTTTTTTTATCGAAGAAAAGTTTGTCAAGGATTGCGGAGGAATAGACGAAGCGAAAGAAATTTCAATTCGTGCAGTAATCTCCAAAGCCCGAAAAAATGTGCGCTTTTAGCTACTTCACAAGGCTGATCTAATAGAAAAATGGTGATAATGAACGAAATTTAAACTACACGCAAATGCGCGCATACCTCCTAATGATACTAATGTACCCAATTAGCCTAAACGTGGCCTATATGAAGCCTGTGGGTCAAATAGAGCCTACTTATGAGGTGGTGTGGCTTACTTGCCCTAGATGTGGCAAATGCGATAGATTAGTATTGAGAAACAATCCGGATTCATTGATAATATTTAAGAGTAGAAATAAATATTCAAATAAGTGAAACCTTATTATGATTCTTGCGTTACAATAGGCATATAACGTATATCGGGCTTGGCGAAGTTATTTTTTACGGATTAAAAACTACACAATATGAAAGTAGAAATGCCGAAGACAATAGAAGAATTTAAAGAGGTAAGGAAAACAATTTTGGATATGATGGCAAATCCATATTGCGATGAGTTTATGTTTAGAAGTTTGAGCGATAAACTCGACAAAACAGATGCCAAAATTGTTGAACTGGAAACGAAAGCCAATGGTTAATTTTTATTTGCGTTTAACGTTTTGCGTATATGAGAAGTGGCACTTGTAGAATGTTAAAATTAAGCACGAATGTTTATGTGCCATTTCTTATATACGCTGTTAGCCACAGTTATTTGATTATTAACAATTTAAAACGAAAATAAAATGGAATTAAAAGTAGGATTAAAATTCAAAAAGTATTTCAATGAAAACAACATTAACAACATAGATTCGTGTGAAGTCAGAGGTGTTGTTGATGATTTTATTATTGTGTTGTGGTGTAAAAAGAAAGCTAATAAGATTAGCGGTAAAAAGGAATTTTATTTGAGTATAGATAAACACGATTTCGATTTTAATGTAAAAAATGGTGTGTATCTTCCACTATAATTGTGGCTAACATGTATATGTATTACATATTAGTAAGTAGTTGTAAATATGCGAGTTAATGTTAATATTCCTGTTCATGTAACAAATATTTAACAGGAATATAACCAATATAAATCTTTAACTATGAAAACAAACAAAGTCACGCCACTTGACATTAAAAAGATGGTCGCCAAAGCAATGGGCGCGACTGCTTCGGAATTCGAGTCAAATAAAAGAGTCGGGCTAATTATAAAGCACAAACATATCTCCATGTTCTTATGCGAGAAAAATATAAGCATTTCCCAGCAGAAATTAGCCCAAGAATTCAAACTTAGGAGACACACCAATATTATTTCAACTAGGAAGAAAATAGAAGCTTTCTTATCTTTCGCGGAAAGGGGACTGGAGTCATACATTGATTATAAACTTATAATAGACTCTGTTCAAAAAGAAATTGACATTTTAAAAAGGAATCAATACAACGATATATATTTTGTAGAAATGTTTGTGCTAGGTAAATCAATTAATTAATGAAAATCACTCCAATAGATCAGTTAATACAACTCCGAGAATATGCAAGAAAAGATAAAGACTGGGAATTGTCTGACAAAATACGTGATTTCTTAGACGGAGAACGAGTATTTATATTTGACACAGTTAATGGACAAGAGGTATATTATCTCGAATTTGATTTTTTCACACACAAGCCTGATGATATAAGCCCAAGGCAGTATGTAGAAAGTAGATTAAAGAGAGATATTAAAGAAGAAGCCAACTTTGATGCGTGGCTTTATTCATTAAGAAAATCTATAATATGTCAAAAGTAATTTCATTCTCAAGAACATATCCATCATATCATTCTCGAAAAAAAGAACCTACTTATTTTGTGGAAAAGATTTGGGAAGGAAAAGATGCAGTTCCAAGTATTTTTACGGATGAACTTCCAATAGAATCTTTAAATTTCATCGACCACAGACATAATGACCAGACAAAGTATACTACTATAAGAAATGGCAACAAATGGAAAGTTGGAGATTTTTTCTCTCCTAGAGTTTGGGGTGATAATATTAATCTTAAGTCAGGAAGAAAAGGTGCTTATCATAGCAAACAAATAACTTTTGCCCCAGATACACAAATCAAAAAGCTGTGGGATTTCAGCATATTTCAGGGAAATATATTTATAAAAAATAATACTGGTAAGCAAAAAATAATTACTAGTATTGATTTACCGGATAATGAATTTTTTGCTGAAATAGCTAAAAATGATGGACTATCTAGTACTGATATGTTGGATTGGTTTAAATATCCTCATCCCTTCTCTGGTCAGATTATTTGTTGGAATGAAAAAATTGATTATGATAAATATTTAAAATAAATATATGAAATATAAAATTACTACATTTAATTCTCCTATTCCCCAAGAATTATTATCTGAAATGGCTATCAAAAGAGAGATAATATTTAAGGAAGTTGAAGGTCATCCAGTAACAATTAATAATATTCCATGTTTTATTTTTAAGGAGGAAGAGGAAACTATACAGGGTAAAATTATAGGCTACAATGTTTCTCACTTAGAAACAGGAATGAGATTGGTAAATAATTCGAGTAAAAAAAACACAATATTAAAGGCAAAAGAAAGATTAAATAAATTTCCTAATGCTATTAACGAAGGTATTGAAATGTGTAAAAAATTAGGAATTAAATTACCTGTAAATATTTAAAATAAAGTTGTAGTGTTAAAGTAATTAGTATATTTGTCCATTAATTAAGGCTTAAGCAAATGATTCAACAAAAAAATATTTAAGATAAAAGTCCTTTAGGGAAGGGGATGCGCTCTCAGTTGCTTAAGCCGCTAACCGCAAGCCGCCCCGACCCGAAGAGGCACTTTATATATGAAAGTACTATATAATATAACTATTTATAAGTGTGATTTCTGAAAAAAGGAATTGAAAAGAAATCACGCAATGATTAATCACGAAGAACGCTGTTGGAAGAACCCAGAAAATTATAGACCTTGTTTGTAAGCACATCGAAAGAAAAGATGTTGATAATTATTTTTTAAATAAAAAATATAATGGCGGAGAATAAAAAGTCTGTAATACTTTATGTTGATATAATACACACATTTGAAGCTCTGGACGATGCTGAGGCCGGAAGGTTGATTAAACACTACTTACGTTATATTAATGATCTAAACCCAGAACCGCCGGACAAATTGACTCAAATTGCTTTTGAGCCTATTAAGCAAAGTTTAAAAAGAGATTTGATAAATTGGGAAAATACAAAGGTAGAACGTTCAAAATCAGGTCATTTAGGAGGATTAAAAAGCGGAGAAGCAAGACGAAGCAAAATGAAGCAAGACGAAGCAAATGCTTCATTATCGAAGCAAGACGAAGCAAACGAAGCTGTTAGTGTTAGTGTTAGTGTAAGTGATAGTGTTATAAATAAACAACATGTTAAATGTTTGTTCGATCCAGTAACTTTTGATTCCATAAAACTATACTTTGGATTTGAAAACTCCAAATACTACAACCAATGGCGAAGCATAAATAACTTCATTGGAGAAATTCAAGATTCCGCGCGGCTTGATGAGTTCAACGAGGCTTTTAAATATTATAAACTATTCAAAGAAAAGTCAAAACAAATTACACATTCTTTTAAATCTTTTGTAGAACGTGATGAAAACACAAAATTATTTCCGTGGGAACAAGAAAACTGGAAAGCTAAATACGAAGCATTAACAAAAGAAGAAACAAAACCATTTACTCTTTCTGCTGAATGGGGAAAGAAATAATATTTTAAATTAATAAATTAACCAATAACATATTTAAGTGAAGACAAGTGTTTTAGAACCAGCACTGTAACAGAAATAATTGACGAAAATACATTCAGAACAAAAAATAGCATTTACAAATTTGAGGCTGTCTAAAAATGACCGCTAACGGTACTCCGCTATGAGTAGTGGCGGATTTAGAACTACTCACTTTAAATTCAGTACAAATGACAATAAAAAGCACAAACATTGATTTACCACTTCAACCGCCATTACTTATAGCGGATGTTAGCGGTAGTACTTCTTGGGATGAATGGTTATCTGAAACGGAAACTAAACTAAAAGAAATAGGATATAGAAGATACGTTCAAAATCATAAAAACGAGGATTTCTGTTATTGGAAAACTTTAAAAAATGGTGAAGATAAAATTTATCAAATAGGCATATTGTTTTATGATTTTAGAAAGTACGCAGACCGTGACCCATACGCAAACAGAATAGGAATAATGTATGAGTGTATGGTTTTAGGTGAAGATAGAATTGATATGTGTGTAAGCAAAAACATTGATTTGGCAGAATTTGAAAATATGGCAAAAACTTTCTACGAAGCGATGTCGCAGTATTACCGCTAACATTAGAATACATTCTGATTTCAGTAAATGGATGGAAGAAAAGAAAAGATATGGAGTATCATATAATTCTCAAATATGTAACGCTTTATATCAAGTACTTAAAAATGAAGAATCGGCTAATAGGTCAATTTCAGAAACAAATAAAACCCCTTTTTAAATGAAATACAAACAAAATATAACACCTCAGCAACTTATTGAACTTGGTAAAATTCCTCCACAGGCTTTAGATATTGAAGAAGCAGTTCTTGGAGCAATGATGTTGGACAAAGAAGGTTTGGAAAATGCACTGGAGATAATAAAACCAGATGCTTTCTACAAAGAAGCGCATCAGGAAATCTGCAAGGCAATATTTAGTTTGAAGCAAAAAAATAGGGGTGATTCTATTGACATTTTAACTACAACGCAAGAATTACTAAAATTGGGAACTTTAGATATAGCTGGAGGAGCGCATTATGTCACAAAACTAACTAATAACATAGCTTCAGCATCTAATATTCAAGTGCATTGCAGAATCATTTTAGAAAAGTACTACAAACGAGAAATAATAAGAATTGCAACCGAAACTGTACAAAAGGCTTATGACGATACTACCGATGTATTTGAATTGATTAATAGTTCCAGCCGCTTTTTAAGCGAAATAGACAACTCTACAGCAAAAACAATACAAACATTTGCTGAATCGCTGAACGCCTCCGCAATAGCCCTTTCTGAGCGAATAGAGGCATTTAAACATGGTAGAGTGATTGGGATTCCAACTGGACTAACAGATTTGGATAAATTTACTGGTGGGTGGAAGAAGAAAACATTGGTAATATTAGCAGCTCGACCCGGAAGAGGTAAGTCTGCGCTGGTTATACATTTTATTAAAAGTGCTGCTAGGTTAGGTAAGCCGTCCGCTTTATTTTCTTTAGAAATGGAAAATATTAACATTACAGATAGGGCCATATTGGGAGAAACAGCTGTAAATTCTTATAATTATCGTGATGGAGACCTGCAGCATTATCAACTAGAACACTTAAAATCCAAGGAAATAGAATTAGCTAAATTGCCAATATACCTTGATGATACTCCATCTCTTTCAATATTTGAATTGAGAAAGCGCATTAAAAGATTAGTTAGAGATCATAAAGTTGTTTTAGTTGGCGTTGATTATTTGCAATTAATGACTGTTCCTAACGAAAAGACTATTAATAATAGAGAAAACGAAGTAGCGTATATTTCCAAAAACTTAAAATCAATTGCAAAAGAATTTAATGTTTGCATAATTGCACTATCTCAGTTTTCGCGAGATGTAGAAAAGAGGGGGGGAAGTATGAGGCCAAAACTTTCTGATCTTCGAGAATCAGGCGCGATCGAGCAAGATGCCGATATTGTAATTTTTATTTATTATCCTCATAAAGACGGAATTACTAGCGAAGATGGAAGATCACTTGTAGGTGAAGGGGAATTGATAATAGAGAAACATCGAAATGGTGATACTGGAAGTGTTTTTTATGGTTGCAATAAATCTATGACAATATTTTACGATAGGAACATAACAGAAAACCATTATAAATGAATATATCTTCAGATTATAAAAACGGTTTGCTTCAGGAACTCATTAAAATGAATATGGGAGAATGGCATTACATAAACGAACATCAAAAGGAGGCAATAAAAATAATCATAAACTGGAAATTAGATATTAAAAATGGATTTAGCGTAACCTTTTCAAAAGATATGCGTAAGATCACTAAATATTTTTATAAAAATTAATACTATGAAAACTAAGTTAACTATCAAAAACAGATTTACTGGAACGGTTGGCGTATAAGAGCCGTTTTTTCAATGGCTTTTATACGCTGTTAGCACCAGTACGGATTATTAACGATAAAATTAAAAACGATGAAAGAAACATTAAGAGAAAACATTGAAAGAATGAGAATGGATATGGTTAATCGAATAGAGCAACTATACAACCACATTGAAGACTATAAAAAAGCAGAGGATTTTGAAGCTGCAATGAAATGCGATATTAAACGCAAAACATTGTTAGTTGTTCTCGGAAGATTGGACGAAGCACTAAAGTAGTATTGGTGCTAACATTTTGCAGCTAAACGAGGTGGCGTATTCCACCACAAAACTTAATTAAAATCACAAAATTATGAATACAGACAAAACTTCATTAGAAAACGAAAACCAGCCATCTTGTTTAGGTGTTGTTAGCAGCCGTTTATTGTTACGGATTGCAGCAGACTTACAAAAAGAACTGGTTAGACAAACAAACGAAGTGGTAAAACAAGACTTAGAAATGCAAATTGAAGGATTAAAAGCATTACATAAAGAGGTTGAAGATTATAGAACGATAAAGCGTCTTTTAAATGGCGGCTAACCGACCATTGGAGTAGTGGCGGAATAGAAAAGATAATTTTGATTAACAACTAAAAGATAAATAATATGAAAAAGCAAAATGATACCGAAAAGACCGCCATTACTTCCAATGGTGTGTTAGCGGATAGTAAAAAATTTGCTTACGATGAAGCCCATTCGATAGCGGTGCGTGTGTTGGAATTGCTACAACCACATTGCATAAGATGTGAGATTGCAGGAAGCATACGCAGGGAGAAAAGCGAAGTAAAGGACATTGAGATAGTAGCAATTCCAAAGCCCTATCAAGCTGGTCTTTTTCAGGATGGCATAGCGGAGATAGTGAACCAATGGCAAAAAGCGAAGGTGGCTACCTTATGCAGAATGGCAAAAGCTATGAAGTGCGTGAGGAAAAAGACCTGTTTGATAGGATTGGCGTGGCGTATGTTGAACCGAAGCACAGAACGCTATGAGCAAATTTTTTATTTCTGCTATTATGCGTAGTTAATATTTTTAAGATAAATTTGTTTTGTCAGAAATAATTATTACCTTTGCTTAATAAATAACATAAAATTATGAATGTAGGAATAGCAATTAGAAACATTAGAAAAGAGCGAACACCGCAATTAAATCAGTCGGAGTTTGCAAAATTGATAGGTATAACTCAAACATACTTATCACAAATTGAAACTGGAGCAAAAACTCCAAACATTAGCGTATTAGAAACAATATCAAAAGAGTTTGAAATTCCTTTGCCAATTATCTTTTGGTTTGGGATAAATGAAGAAGATATTGCTGAACACAAAAGAGAGTATTTCAGGTTCTTAAAGCCAACAGTAGATGCTATGATTAACGAGTTCTTTTAATTACGCATAACGTGATTCGGGTTTATGATAGTTTTTTAACCGTTTAAATATAACAAAATGAATACAAGAGAATTTTTAAGAAGCAAAAAGATTTATGTAGGTGCAAATGTTGCTGATGAAACCGCACCTGAAAACTACTTTAGATTAGAAGACCTACTCTCGGAGTTTGCAGAAAGTGAGGTTAAAAAATTTCATAAACCCGATGTTATAGGAATGTTTATGGATTTTTGTCAATCAATGGAATGTGAAGGAATACACAACCAAAGTTTAGGAATAAAGGAAGGTGTTGAGAAATACCTAAAATCCATAAATTTCCTATAACGGATTGCAGCCTTACGCTGGTGGGCTTCTTTTTTCAGCCCACTTGCGTTAAGGGTGCTGTTACCTGCTGGTGCGGTTAATTTAGCAGGATTTTGATTTGAAAACGAATAGAAAATTAAAAAAGTTTTAGAGTATGAGATATACAGGAAATAAAAGTAGAATTGCAAAACACATTTTACCAATAATACTAAATGATAGAAAACCTAATCAATGGTTTGTTGAGCCTTTTGTTGGTGGAGCAAACATCACCGATAAAGTTGAAGGTTTAAGACTTGCTTCTGATTATAACAAACATTTAATTGAATTTTATAAAGCATTGCAAGATGGATGGACACCACCATTAAGAATAAGTAGGGATGAATATGAATATATTAAACAAAACCAAGATAGAGATAGTAAAATGACTGTATGGGCAGGAATATGTTGTAGCTATGGAGGGAAATGGTTTGGTGGTTATTTGAGTGACTATCAAGAATCAAAAAGATTAAAAAACGGAAAATTACCTAATCATCAAGATGAAGCAAGACGTGGTTTGATAAAGCAAATACCTAATTTAATATCAGTTCATTTTGTTCAATCTGATTATAAGAATTTAGAAATACCACCAAACTCAATCATTTATTGCGACCCACCATACGAAGGGACTATAAAATACAAAAACGGAATAGACCATATTGAATTTTGGGAATGGTGTAGGGATAAATCAAAAGAAGGACGCACAGTATTTGTGAGTGAATATAACGCACCTATTGACTTTGAATGTGTTTGGGAGATGGAATTAAGTAACACGTTAAGTAAACAGAATAATTTTAAGAGCGTGGAAAAACTTTTTAAATTTTCTCCCACAAATGTTCAATAGTAGCAGTATCGTAGCACTTGCAGGTAACTAACGGATGGGTATTTGTGTCTGTTTTGCCTTGCACAAATGTTCAAATTATAGATAAAGCCCAATGGCAAAATAGCACAAATACCGTGTTATACGCTGGGCGGTTAATTAAGAGAAAATATTGATATGGAAGAAGAAAAAGATTTTAAAGATTGGGGCGATAATTTTCAAACACCCGAAAATGTGTGTGAGTATATGGCTTCATTTCTTATTGGAAATACAGGTTTGATTTTAGAGCCCACTGCTGGCAAAGGAAAACTTGTAAAGGCATTAGAGCAATACGGAAAAGTGATTGTGCCAAATGATTTTAATAAAATGGTGGAAAGCCAATTTGAATGGATAGTGATGAACCCACCATTTAGCCCAATGAAGCAAGGGTATGATATCCTTTACAAGTGTATGGATATGACGGATAATATAATTGCTCTGATGCCTTATTTGGCAATTATAAACGGAGAGAAAAGGACAAAGGATATTATGGAATGGGGGCTAAAATCAATTACACATTTGCCACGAAGCACTTTCAAAGGAAGCAGAGTTCAAACCTGTATTTTAGAAATGAAGCGTGGATGGGAGGGTGATACAATCTTTAAAACCTTACCGAAATGCTCAATATGAAAATGAATGGTAGCCTTGCGTATAACGGTAAGGTGTTGCTGTCAGTTGTGGCATTTGAAAGACAAAAGTTGAATAACAAACAAAAACTTGATATGAAAAACAAAGATGAATTTAAGTGGGAATTGCCACAATTGCAGCAACACAATGTTGTAGGCAGTGGCGACATCCGAATAGTTAATTTGCCTGTGCAAGTGCTATTTGAGTGGTCGGATAAAATTGTTGCCGACTATGATAGTGAAACAGACACGGTGCTTGAATACACAAGTGGCTATGTGATGAAAGTAATACCTAATCAACAATTTGTGCATAAGGGAGAGGAAACAATTTTTATAGCACAGGCAATGATTGAACACTCTTAGCCATTGCCTACAACGTTTCGTGGCTTTGTGTCTGTTATTTTGGCTTGCAGACACTTACCTTTAAAGATAAATTTTATAGCCAAAATAATAGCACAAAACCACTGTTAGTGGCTGGTGCGGTAAATTAAACGAAAAATGAACAAAGAACAAATTGAAAATATTATTAGCGACATAATGATTAACGATGGTCCAGATGGACATTGTGACGGTGCAAATATCATAGCTGATTTTGTAGAAGCATTATTGAACGGGAAAGGTAAAGAGTGGGCAAAAGAATATTTTAGCACTAAAGGCAAATGTTTTTACGAAGACGAAATGTAGCACTTGCCACTAACGCATCGGAGATTTGAGAATGTTTTATTTACGACTTAAAAGCACAAATGATGAAAAAAGCAGTAAAGAAAGTTAAAGCAAAAACGCCTAAAAAAGCAGATAAGGAAGTAAATAAAATTTCTTCAAATCTTCCTGTTATAAAGCGTTGCCATTCCTTTTGGCATAGGGAATGTGAAAATAGAAATGTTGAATGTTATAGATGCACCCACTTTCATTGATGAACTGGAATGGCAATGTTTTATAACGAACAGGGCTTTGTGTCTGTTGCGGAAATAGAATTACCGCAGTTCAAACCACAGATGCAGCCCGATTGAAAAACAAATGTTGAAATTAAGAACGTCAAGCCGCAATAGCACAAAACCCCTTGTTATCGGTTCGGCACGGGTAAAATTATAGAGGAGTTATTGCTAACGTCAAAAATTAATGTTTTATGAAGTTTAAAAAAAGAGAAAAAAAGATACTTGTTAAAGAAAATTATTTTATTGGACAAGTATGTAAAGCAAAGAAGTTTGCTTGGATACCAATAGAAATTGATGGGTATGTAGTGTTTTTACAAACATACTTTGAAAATTGGAAGTATATTAGTTATGATGTTTTAGTCCCACATGCAGGATGGGGTACAGCATTAGTTTTTTCGCATAAGTCCGCTAAGTGGGAGTTAGAATCATTATCTTTTCAATGAAATGTAGTGCTGACCGATAACGGACAAGTTTTGTTGCCCGAAGGGAACGGTTGGATGAAACAAATTGAAGAAAATAAAATGGTGAAGCCAACTGGCACACAAAACTATGTTACCCGAAGTAAAAGTGGGCAAAACGAAAATTAACTTTTAAAATAAATATTATGACAAACGAAGAAAAGCGAGACCTCCAATGGCAAGTAAGATACTTGCTCGGAGACGGAAAAACAAATGGTGTAATCGTTAGCCAATTAATGAGACGAGGATTTAAAAAGGCAACGATTAAACAATATATAAAAGCATTTTCAAAGTAGGATGCTAATTGCCCACTTTTATTTTGGGTAACGCATCGGAGATTAGAGAAGTTTCTTTTTTGTCTCCGCAAACTTTGATTGAAAACGAAATGCTAATAATTAAAAACAAAACTCAATATGGAAACTGAAAACAAAAAAGAAATTTCTTCTAATCTTCCTGTTATGCGCAGTTATGTGTTCAGAGAAGTGGTTAGAGGGAAGGTTAGATACTATGAAATTGGTGAACACGATAAGCCACGAACACATTTAGATTTATGGTGTGACCGTAGAGTGTGTGAGGGCTTTTGGGGTGATAGAGAAATGGCGGTTAAGGTAGTGGCGTTGCTGAATAATTACGCATAACGGTATCTGGGTTTACGTTCGGTTTGCTTTTCGCAAACTGACGTTAAACCCAGTGTTAGCAGAGTGCGGTGGGATTTTGAGCGTAGGCTCGTTGTAATTATTAAAAAAACAAAAAGGGAAGGTGTGTGTCGGCTCTTAATTTAAACTAAGAAATATGAAACTGGACGAGATTACAAACAAAGCAGAAATGAACGGAGAAATAAATCCGAATGATGAATTTTATACACCAAGATATGCAATAGAACCGCTTATGAAATACTTGAAGCCAAAAAGTATTGTGTGGTGTCCGTTTGATACGGAAGAAAGTAACTTTGTAAAAATGCTTAGAGAACAAGGACACGATGCTATTTGCTCACATATTTCAGATGGTAGAGATTTTTTTACAACTGAATTTCTTGTGAACTTTGATTACATTATTTCAAATCCGCCCTACTCAATTAAAGCAGAAGTATTCCAAAAACTATTTGAACTTGGAAAACCATTTGCGATGCTTGTTGGAGTAGTTGGATTGTTTGAAAGCCAAAAACGATTTAATATGTTTAAGGATAACGAATTTGAAATAATGTATTTTAATAAACGGATAAGCTACTTTAAAAGCTATGCAGACCAAAAACCGAGTTTGAACCCTCCGTTTTCAAGTGTGTATGTTACGAAGGATATTTTACCAAAGAAGATAGTGTTTGAAACGATTACGAAATAAAACATTTTATAAATTTGAAAAATTTAAAGAGTGCGGTGGCTTTTGTTTTTTTAATAATTACAATGTCTGCTAACGCTGACGGATATGGGCAGGGAAAATTTATCAATAGCAACTATGAGAAGGAAATTTTACTTGACTATATCCGATGTTATCCGTCTGGCGTTCAAAGGGGCGGCTGTAAGAAACTTGAAACAATAACTAAAACATAAAAACAAAATGGTACAATCAAAAAGTTACTCGCTGAAAGGCGACAATGGAGAATGGTTAGGACAAATAGTTCTAACATCAGATGGAATGTTCGCATCGGTTACGGATTGGGGAAACCTTTCCTTTGCTTGGAGAAGTTACGGAGATAAAGATTTCCGAGATTTTCTAATCGGTTTAAATATTGGTTACTTCGGAACTAAAATGTACACAGGAATGGCTTACATTTTGTATGGCAAAAAATGCGAAACAGCTTGTAACAGATTTGCGGAGAAAATATTACCTGCATTACAGAAAATGTTGAAAGAAGAAATGGCGAATGGGATTGGCTGGGAGGCTGTTGCCCCTTTGAACGCTTGCGGATAATGGTGAGGGTTTGAGTACCCGAAGGGCAAAACGCCTCGTTTTGGTTGGGCATTTATCAATATGAAAAAAATAAAAAAGGAAATGACCAATTACTGCAAATCCTATGTTGGGCGGGCTTTAGCCCTTGCAGTTTGTATTTGTTCAAAGGGGGCGGCTGTTTTGGCACTATTCTTGTATTGAAAATATATTTGATTAAACCTATTGCCAATTCAAATTAAATACTTATCTTTACGTTACAAATCAAAACATCAACAATTAAAACTTAGCACAATGAAAACAAAAAAGATTATTTCATGGAAAAAACATCCACACGAATGTGGATTCAGAGTCATCACTGAAACAGGTGAATCATTATTTATTGAGGATTATAATTCCTCTTTTATAATTGAAACCAATGATGATTTGGATGATATTATTATTGAACAGATTGAATTTGGTAAGGATTATCAGTATGGTACTCCAGAAGAAGAAAGAGACCCGAATAAACTCGACTATTCTCATGTAGATAAATGCAAAATCATGGGAAGCACCTACAAAATTCAGTCACTTCTTTATTCAATCGGCTGGTCAAATTATAATAAATACCATGTTTATAAAGAGCCAATCATTGACGATTTGAAAGATGAAATTAGTCGGCTTAAAAATTCAATGGAGGAGCTTGTAGAATTACTGAAAAAGAATAATTCAGTTGAAGCGTAATCCTGCTGTTCTGCTAAGTCAGTAGGACGGTTTCTCTGCGGTTCAGCCGTGCGCTTCAATGCGGACAGAGAACATGAAAAAATCAAAACGAGGGGGCGCACGAAAAGGTGCAGGAAGAAAGCCGATAAAGGACAAAGCAATTCCATTATCTTTTTTGTGGGTTAAAAAAAGCAGTATAAAATTATTGGGAGGGAAAGAGAAATTTAAAATGAAAATGTATAACTATATAGACCATGAGGTGTCGTTGGCTGTTAGCCCCCTTTGAACAAATACAAATTGCGCCCAACTGTCCGCGTTTGTGCGGGCGCGGGCAGATGTGGCTTCACATCAATGCCCGGCGCTGGCATCAAACGGGATGTTGCCCGCAGGGCGGCACGCGGTACGCGGACTTAGTTGCACCGCCTTGCGGTGCAACGGTTGCGGGCTTGGCGAAGAAGCCGAAACGAAAAGTCAAATAGAATTACAAAACTTAAAAATTAGAACAATATGTCAAACGAAGACCAAAACGGCTTTTTTGCCAAACCCGTGTTAAATGCAGTAGCGGTTAAATTATCTAAAGCTCAAAAGGAAGTAATATCAACTTTACAAGCTAACGAGATTATATACTATCTATCTGGCATTAACGCAATATGTTTTTACTCAAATAATGCTATGAAAAACATTAGTTGGGCAACAATATACAAACTTGAGGATTATAAATTGGTTGAACGCAAAAATGGCAAAGTTGAACTTACGGAGCGGGGTCGTAGCTATTGCATTTAAGTTCAAGGGTTTGACTACCCGAAGGGCGTTTGCCTCAAACGGTTTGACTGAAACAAATGAAACAGAATAAAAAAGTTGAAGGAAAATTAGTGCAAACCCTATGTTGTGCGGGCTTTAGCCTTTACAGTTTTTTGTGTATTAAAATGGGCGGCTGTTATGATTGATATTAGAAACATAGACTGCATGAAGTTAATGGCAGAATATCCTGACCAGCATTTTGATTTGGCAATAGTTGACCCGCCTTATGGAATTGGAATGGATGGTGGCAATGTTGGATATAAAGGCTTCAATAATTTTGAAAAGAAGGATTGGGATAAGGCAATCCCAGACAAAGCATATTTTGATGAACTATTTAGAGTTAGCAAAAATCAAATTATATGGGGTGGAAATTATTTTGGATTGCCACCGACAAGATGCTTTGTGATTTGGGATAAAGGCGAAGGTTTCAAAAATAGAACTTATGCCGAATGTGAAATGGCATGGACTTCATTTGATAGATGCGCAAAAATTTACAAGCGTGACCCATTGGCAAAAGGAGATTACAGAGGCAAAGTTCATCCATGCCAAAAGCCAATAAGAGTATATGAATTTTTGCTAAAGGAATATGCAGAGCAGGGAAACAAAATACTCGATACACATTTGGGAAGCGGAAACATTGCCATTGCTTGCCACTATAAAGAATTTGATTTGGTGGCGTGTGAAATTGACAAAGGATATTATGATGATGCAATGAAAAATTTTAAAGAACGAACAATGCAGGTAAAACTATTTTAAGTATGCAGGCTGTGGCTGTTGCCCATTTTAATACACAAAAAATTGCGCACAACGCATCGGGGATTAAAGAAGTTGGCTTCTTTTTTCAGCCAATTTCTTTTAATCCCTTGTTATATTCCAGTTCGTTTTTTCAATTTAAAAATACTTTCACAATATAAACTACAATCAAAATGAAAACAGCAAAAGAAATTTTAGAGAAACATTGTCCGTTCAAAAATGTAAGTGGCAATACAGAATACTTCACGAAAGAAGTTTTAGATGCGATGAATGAATTTGCACTACAATTTGAAGATGATAATGGCAGGGCAAAATACTATGAGGACAAAATTGATATGCTCAATCGCATCATTACCGAAAACAAAACACTTTTCACCGAAGATGAATTGAGAAAAGCATGGAACTATGAACCAAAAAATAATTATGAATGGCAGAAGTTTATTAAAGGCACAAAAAAATTACCCAAATGGAGAACTTGCGAAAATTGCGATTGCGGAGAGTTTCCAAAAAGTATATGTGATTGCAGTTGCCACAACGAAGCAACCTCTTAATTTTTAAATTGAAAAAACGAATTGAATATAACGTCCTGCGGGTTTATTTCGTTGGCAAAATATCCCGCAACGATGAAATGATTTTGACAATGGAATTAAACCCGCTTGTTCTACGTCAGTTGTTCAAGGGGCGGCTGTAAGAAATTAATAACTAAAAAATAAAACACAATGGAAAGAAAAAACAAAGACCAAAATCCAATTTACTACAAAAGTGCAGATGAAATGGATAAACCGATGAGTGAATTAATTGAAGAACTCAGATGTGAGATAGATAGAACGAGAGGTAAGATGCACGATATTAAACGCTCGTATGGTTGGGAAGAATGGATTGCAAACTACGAAGGGGGATTAACTTGTATGATTTCTGCAATGCACAATTTCAAAGAGGAACTTGAAAAGCATGAAGAAATACAGAATAGTAAAACGGCTGTGGCTGTTGCCCCTTGAACAATTGCGTAGAACATGTATATGTATTACATATTATGTAACTATCTAATAATTAAACAGTAATCAAATGAATATTTCAGAGCATACCAATCAACTCAGAAAGTATATGGAGTTTAGAAAATACTCTCCTAGATCAGTAAGTAATTATTGTAGTAACTTTACTGGATTCCTTGCGCACTTTGAAAGGAAAGAAGTTACTCATCCCGATAGAATTAATCACGAAATGATAATTCAATTCCTTGGTCAATTTCAAGAACCATCAACCCATTCCGGTTATCATTCGGCAATAAAGATTTATTATGAAAAGGTCGCTCATGTTGGAATTGAGAAATTCAAATATATAGAGCGTCCGAGGAAATCTAAAAAGCTGCCAATAGTTTTATCTCAAGAGGAAATACAGAGAATGTTTAATGTATGTGAGAATCTGAAACACAAAACTATTTTTGCTTTACTATATTCATGCGGCCTTCGTGTATCTGAGATAATAAATTTAAAATGGTCACATATTGATAGAAGTAGGATGATAATAAATATTATTCAAGCAAAGGGTAAAAAGGACAGGCAGGTAGGATTGAATCCTAACGTTATCCCATTGCTCGAAAAATATTACAGAGAATACAAATCCGTTATTTATGTTTTTAATGGACAAAATGATTTGCAATATTCGGCAAGATCAGTTGGCGAGGTAATAAAACAACTCGCTAAATCGGCAGGACTTTCTAAAAGAGTTTATACACACCTTATCCGTCATTGCACTTTCACACACATGGTAGAAATGGGTACAGATATTTTACTTATAAAAAGACTAGCTGGTCATTCAGACGTAAGAACGACTGAAATCTATACTCATATCTCACACAACTTAATTTCAAAAATACAGTCTCCAATAAACAATATAAACTTTTAAAATCAACATAATGACCGAACAAATGTCCGCTTCCGAATATCAAGCCAAATACGGACGAAAAGCTATTATAAAGCCTATATCTGTTCCTAGGGCCGTAAAACTAGGCCGTAGTTCACTCAGCGAGACCACCGTAAGCGATACAATAGAGATAGGTGAAGGTTGGGTTAAAATAACACTTGCTGGGCTTATACCGGGGCTTAATGGAAGAAATGGATTAATGTCTGAGCATTGGACTAATAGATTAAAGAGAAAAAAAGCAATGATGTGGAGATTAACGGCTTTAAATCCTCCTAAATTTAAAGATATAGTTTCGATTTCGTTCAAGTCATTCGTGTCGCAACTTTCTGATACAGAAGATAACTTGCCAAGTAAAAGAAAAGTACTTTATGACTGTTTCTCTACTTTGGGTATAATTTCCGGAGATAGTCCAGAATTTATTAAATCAATTCCACCTGAGCAGTTTAAGTGTAGAAGAAAAAATCAGAGAGTTGAAATAATAATTAAAAAAATATTGTAACCTTTTAAAATTTCTCACGTATCAATATCAAAACCTATAACAAAAAAATAACTATGGACACACTAATCACAATCGTATTTCTCCTATCAATCGCTATACCAATTGGATTTGCCAAGAGAAAAGAAGCAAAGAGAACTATAGATGAAATATGCATAGGAAGATATAACTAAAATTTTAATATGGTCAAAATGAAAAATCAAGAATTATGGAACTCCTACGTGGAGAAAAACAACTAACTTATAAAAGAATCACCAATAAACTACACCCTAATTGACGAAGGATACGAAAGAAGATGCAACAGGGCTGTAAAATTAATATAAACAATATGACACGCCAAGAAAAAAGAGTTGAAGTAATAAAGATTTTAGCTAGGAATTCAGAATTCCCAGAAAGAACAGTAGATGATATTATGAATCTGTTTGGATTTAAATGTGATTGCAACTATCACCAAGCCTGTGAAATTTGTGCTAAAGAAAAAGGGATAGAATGGCCGCTTATTAGAAAATAATAAATAAACCAATATATAAACAATTAAACAAAAAAAACAATGTCAATCACAGCAACAAACGAAGGTAAAATAGCTGACTTACCACCAGCAGGAAATCACATTGCAAGATGTTATTCAATGGTTCATATCGGAACTGTTAAAGAAATAATTAAGGGAGAGACTAAGGGCCTAAACAAGGTAAGAATAACATGGGAGCTTCCAACTGAAAAAAAAGTTTTTAATCCAGAAAAAGGAGAAGAGCCTTATTCTGTCTCAAAGGAATATACATTATCAATGTATGAAAAATCAAATCTATCGAAAGATTTATATAGTTGGCGCGGCAAGGCATTTACTGCCGATGAAATAAAAGCATTTGATGTAACAAATCTATTGAGTGTCCCTTGTATGCTTAATATTGTATATTCAAAATCAAAATCAAGTGGAAAAGAATACGCTACGATTGCATCAATATCCGGTCTTCCCAAAGGTGTAATATGTCCACCACAGATAAATCCTAATTTTGAATTTTCCTTAGAAACTTTTGATGATAAAAAATTCAGCGCATTGCCGGAATGGTTAAGAAAAAAAATAATTGAATCTAAGGAATATAAAGCATTTTTTAATCCACAAGAAGCAGAAGTTAATCAAGATAGTCATTCAGATTTACCATTTTAACTTATTGATAATTAATTAGTTATATAATTAAAGAAAACCACTAGACACCTATAAACCAAAGGGCATACTTATACTGACACGCTATTTACACGGTATATGAAAAAAAAGTAGTGGATAGCTTGGATGGTGTCGCTAACTGAGAACCGGAGGGAGTAAAAAACCTTCCGGTTTATTTTAAATTAAAATGACAATAACCAAAATACCATCTTTAGTGCAATGCTATTCTGAAGAGTATCGCATCGAAGCGTTTGAAAGTTGGTGTTGCTTTCAAGTATTTAACGGTAAAATAGAATATGTAACCGATTATGAAATGTATTCATGGGCAATAGGAAAAACGATTGTTGATGTAGAGTTATGGGTAAAGAATAAGGAGGAGGAGGAATTAAATGAAAAAGTAAAATCTGATAAGTCAAATAAAGAATATATTTCCATTCATAAAAAAAGACAGTTGCTTTACCAAGAAGAACACAATAAGAGAAAAAAATGGGAATCACATCATTGGGTAGAAGATGAAAAAGGAAATGGACATTTCGAACCTAGTTTTTATAAATTATAAATGTTTCTTACTAAACTAAAATCTGGTCATTATGCTCCTGTTGATTCAGAAAGTATAGATCAATCTAATAAGATAAAAGTAGGTGCTGAAGTAAAAGCAACCATAGCCAGAAATGTACAGTTTCATAGAAAAGGATTCGCACTACTTAATATTGGATTTGAAAATCAAGATAAATATGCTACGCTAGAAATCTATAGAAAAATACTTACAATAAGATGTGGTTATTATGATGAATTCGAAGGTAAAGATGGGCTTCACTATTATTTTCCACAATCATTATCTTTCGATAAAATGAGTGCAGAAACTTTTGAAAAATGGTATAATATAACTATTGATATTATTTCTAATGATATGAGTAGTTCCCCGGATTTGATAAGAAAAGAAGTAGAAAAATTTTATTAATTTAAAATATTAAATTGCACCTAACGTTTGGGGCTTGTAGCAGTGGGGATTTATAGCACTACTGTTCAATATAGCACCGCAGCCTAATAGAAGTACTAAGGCTCAATTTAGTTCCTTCTGCCCCTATTGCTACAAACCCTTGTTAGCAGAAGTGGCGGTTAATTTACAAGGGTATTAATTTTAAATTTTATACAATGGAATGTCCAATTTGCGGAAGTGATTTACAAGACGGAGGTGCTTGGGGTTATCTTGCTTTGCACCAATCAGGCGAAGTGTTAGGTCGTATTTACAGATGCCCAAACAACGAAGGATTTGAAAGTGAAGAGTTAGCTAATGAATTTTTAAAACGTACAGAAAGAAAGATTGAAGATTTAGGTGTTACAATTTGGGAAGAAATTACTTGTGATAGTTCAATGCACAGTGTTTCGGGTTCTTTTTATACAGACAAGAAAGATAACTTACACGATGGTTATCCTTGTTAGTAGGGTCGTAGCCATTTCTGCTAACATGTATATGTATTCCAACAGTATAACTAACTAATAATCAAACACAAATATGAATAATCCTGTCCATGTTGATATTTTTGAACAGGAAATGTTTTGTTTATAAAAAATATACTTCTCATCCTCTAATGTCAATTTCGACACTATTTATACCCTAACTTATTCAGTATGTTTCCTTCTCTTTGTATGAGATTAGGAATATACTATGAAAAAGAATAAAAAGAAGAAAAAGAAGAAAAGCATATTTTATATTCCCATGATTTTTGTCATAATAAAATTTCTATTAGTTACAATAGTCATGATGATAGGGAAGTGTGGGTGATGATAAACTATTTCGTTATCTCATAAGTTAAAAAACTTCCAGCCACAAATCCTACTCCAATCTTAAACCATCCTATATCCCAAAACCTCTTCTTATCGGTAACAGTAAGATTCATTGCTCCTACTGTCTTTATTAGTGGATTTGAGTGTTTTATAAGCACATTGTACTCATTGTTTTTAAATACGTGCTTTTTATACGCTGTAATGACGTATAACGAATCAGGGAACGAAATCTTACTAATCCTGACCGATGACTTATTTACGCTTCCTGAGATGCTGTAATCGTTATTTTCGGCCTTAAAATCAATCGGATTAAATGCTGGACATGGGATGCTATCAGTAAGCCGTATTGTTATTGGATCACCTATCTCTGTTTTGGTAATTACCCTTGTTATCGTTTTTGCGTTCTTTATCTTAATATTTGCATCGGATAAAGCCTTTTTAAGATCGGAATTCTCTTTTACGATAGTTTCTAGTAGGTTTTTATCAACTTCATTAGCTGTCTGCTTTACTACTCCGTTCTTTAAATGTATAAGGCTATCATTAAGGTTTTCTATATAGTCCTTGGCATCTTCATATTTAGCATTAGCATCTCCACACATTTTTATGGATAATATTAATGCTATAACAATAATTGCAATGGAAATGTAGATGTATTTATTCATTTCTTAGTGTTTAGAAAATACCCAAGAAACAAATCCGGTAATCCCTAACCACAATGCTCCAACGATAAAAAATATTCCCTTACCAAAATCTCTTATAGAATCCCATTCTTTAAGCTTCTCATCATGCTCATGTAAAAGATTTCTATCTGATTCCTGATACTGTTTTATTTCCTGTAGAGATAACTTCATATCATTCGCATCAGATGTGCTTTTACTCATGTGATTTTTTAAATCAGAAGATAATGCCTCTAATTGCTTATATATTTGATCTGTTTCTGCCATAAGATAAATAACATGTACTTGATAATAGTATTGCTAAAATAATCATTACTATATCGTCTTTCTCAAATGTATTTATATCAAAAAGCAATCTATCTATAATATTAGATAAGTTTAAAAGAAGACCTAGTAAAGTCAATGCTGCTAAACGTCTTAGCTTAAGGTAATTGCAAAAAAATATTATCAACAAAAACAATGTCGTTCTGTCTAAAATTAAATCCACATTGTAAATATTTTGTTTCAATTTCCACCAATTATCGTGATCGTTAAAGTAAAAATAATCACACAAAGAGTAATTTCCTACAAATAAAATAGTGCTTAAAACACTAAGTATTTCTAATACTCTTTTCATCCTTTTCCGTCTGGAAATTTATCTTTATCGGGATTAACAGTTGGCTTTAAAGCCTTGTGTCCAAGTCCAAGTCCTGTAAGAGCCATCCCTAACCAATTAAGCGTTTCAATACTTGGTGTCATCCAAGCAGCTGTTACACCCCATTTGCTTACAATAACTTCTGATAGAAATGTAGACAAAAATAATAATACAGCTCCTATGGTTGTCTTTTTACCGTCCAACCAATTCCATAAATTAGTTATAGTATTCATTTGCGTTTTGATTTATTAGTTGATTTTAAACTATCCTTAAAAATTTTAATTTCATTTTTAATCTCAGCACTTAAAGCCGCTGAATATAATACGTGATCTTGAAACCTTATACTATCCATTTTTCTTGTTTCAATAAATCTTATTTCATCTTGCGCAAGTCTTGTTGGAATATTCCAAAAATTATAAATTCTGTCATATCCCCATCCTCCACCAAATAAAGTGAATAGCCATATTACTACTTTATAGCTATCATAGAAGTCTTTTATCTTCTTTATATGGCTATTCACTTATATTTAATAAATCTTAAACCCAATACGTCCATCACTATCAATTACTGTCAAATCAATGATGTATTGTGTTTCAACTAATTGAGAGCCATCCCATGAAAGCAATCCATGCGCTCCAAGACTAAATCCTAGTGGAAGAGGATGTAGATTAGTTGAAAAGTTGAATGGGGCAACTCCATTTGTTGAACAAATAAGTTGAACAGAACCGGGAACTCCTACTGGTTGTGGTGGAATAATTGTTGGGGTTACTGTAATTAATGGTTGTACGAATGTCATTTGTGTTTTGTTTTTATTTATGTTTATGTTTATGTTTAATATCCGGTTAATAAAAGGTCTCCCGTACTTGTTGCACCAGTTACGGTAACTGAAGTAGTTGTTAATGTAGTAACTATTCCAGCTGCCAAGGTAGAAGTTGCTATAATAGATGGTGTATTTGTAAAAGCTACAGGATAAGTATAACTTGCAGTTCCTAAAGCTGCTGTACAATGTATTACAACTGTTTTCCATGATGTTCCTGATAGTGGTTGAGAATAAGTTACCGATCCACTTGTAGAGGCATTTACTACTGTCTTAGTAGCATCTATCGCTACATTACCAACAACTTCAAAATTTGAAGCAGGGATTGTTGTTCCAATTCCAACAAAATTTGTAATATTATCTAAATAAAGCAAATCTTTTACTGCATTAGTTCCTAAAGCCAATCCAACTATTCCACTTCCATTGTGCATAGCTACAACACCACTTCCAAGCAACTCCATTTTCATGTAGTGATATGCTCCATTGCTTCCAGTATATTCAACCCATCCAGTAGCAGCATCGTCAATTGTCATAGTATATCCATCAAGAGGACTATCTGTACCTAACCCCAATTTTCCAGCATTATTTATATAACAAGTACCTCCTGTACCAGCCACTAATTGAATAAGAGCCGTAGCACTTGCATTTGCATACATTGAAAATACATCTGTCTGTCCACTATTATGTTGTATTTGTGTTGTAATGTCTGTTCCATTTTGAGCCATAATAGCAAATCCACCAGCATTTGTCAATGGATTAATTGTTAAATCTTGTAGTGGAGTAACAGTTCCAGTACCAATACCTACGTGACCACCCTTTGCAATATTCATTATAGTAGTATTGTTAGCTTTTATTGGGAAATCAAAATTAGATGAAGTACCTATCCATCTTTCAATACCATTAGAGTTACCATCAATATTCCATGAACCTAATGTTGAATTTGTTCCACCATTAACCGCAGGTAACGGGGAGGTTATAGTAATAGTTGGTGTTGTTCCTCCACTCGAAGATAATGGACTAGTTGCCGAAACTGAACTAACTGCCACCCCTCCACTTCCAGAAGGTTTTTGTAAAGTCCATTTATTATTTATCACATCATATATCATTATATATGGTTGATTAGCTACTATATCACTAGATGTTAAAGCTGTTCCTCCTAAAGTTATTCCTATTGCTGATCTGCTATTTACTTTTAATGTAGATGCTCCTGTATTGGTAATAGTAAATGTTACACATATTTTTTCTCTTACAGCTGGACTTGTTGGATAGCCATTACAAGTTATAGATACAGAATAGCTATTTTGTCCAGTTGCACTACCACTACAAGCATCTATCTGTCCTGATGTTGGTTGTCCAAAAACAAATAATGGGAGAAATAAAATAAGAAATAATAGCTTTTTCATGTGTTTTAGTAATTTATATTAACAATCATTGTTGTTCCTGTTCCATCTATAATTATTGGATCAACGAATTGTCCAATTCCAGAAGATGTCATACTTTGATTCAATTTTGATGCTTTATATTGAGTGTTTACTGGCCAAGTAACCCCATCAATTAATCCAGCAGCAGAACCAGTAGGAATAATTACAGATATTTCTTTTGGATGTGGTATAAATGGCACAACAATAACTGCCTGATTAGCTAAAACAGACCCAAATGCCTCTTGTATTTGCATACTTAAATCATTTGAAATATAAACTATTTTATGTATTTCTGTTTGTGCTGCATTGTATAAAAAATCCCCCACTTTACATTGTTTTGTAAATAAAGTATATGTAGGAACACCATTAACAGCAGCAGTAACAGCAGTAGCATTATCGGTAAGAACTTCTGTGTTTACAAATACTCCGTTAATATCAGTTAGTTTTAATACAGTTCCACTATCTGCATATATAGTTCCATACGCTTTACTGGTAGTTCCTATAACTTTAGCCCCTATTGTAAATGCCCCTACAAGAGTATTATATGTTAAAGTATCACTTCCTTGGATATTAGTACCTAAACTATTTATTGTTCCTTGTTTTGTCACACTTGCTGGAACTGTAACTTTTGATGTAACAGCGTATGTAACTGTATTTTTGTTGTTAGCCATTATACTTAATTTGTTACAAAGTTAATTATTTATTTTTATTTTCATATTTTAATTACTTTTTTGTAAAATATTTTTTATTAAACTTTTTCTTTGACTTTGGAGCAAATATATCTATTCCTCTCTTAATTCCACCTGATTTCATTCCATCATTTATTTCTTCAGCATCATTTGGATCAACTACTTCTTCTCCTTTACTTAATTCAACACTATATCCATCTTTCTGTTTTAAATTAGCCTTACCTTTAGAATTTAACAACATTTTAAGTTTTTCCCTAATCTTTGCTGGAATAACAAATGATCCAACCTTAATTTCAGCTTCATTTGAATCTGATTCTTCAGTACCCTCGCCTTTGACCACACCTCCATCTTTCTTTTTTTGCGGAGTGGATATTGTAGCATATTTCTTCTTTAATGCTCCTGTAACAGTATTTGAACTAAATCGTGGTGATGGTTTAGAAGCAGGAGAGTATAGTGGTACTTCCTTGCCTTCTTTATCTACGGCAGAATCAGTAGGATACTTATTTCCTTTATTGTCATACATGTATTTAGCGGTTGTTGGCTCAACATTGTCGTAAGCTTTTTTAGCAAACCCAACCACAACTTTTTTTCCACTATCCTGTCCAACACTACCTCCGGTTGCGTATTTAGACATTTTCTTTTTTACGGTTGATTTCTTCTTAAGTCTCATAGGTAACGATTTTATGTTTGGTGTTTCATGCGCCCATTTTTCGGCAGTTCCTTTCTTTAATTTCCCTTGTCTTTCAAGAGAAAAAAACTTGCGCATCTGGGCTTTTGAGGAAAATGGCATATTACAAAATTAGTTATTATTGATTAATTTATGGTGCTTTAGTTCCTATCTTTTTTAATTTCTGTCTCCAAACAGGAATATTATATTGTATTTTCTCTGTAAATGTTTTTCGCTTTCTTTTAACTACTTCTCCTTTTGTATTCTCATCCATTCTCTTTGCAAGGCTTCCGGGAAGAACCATTATGGCATCTATAGTTTTTTCAATTAACTTATCCGCCGCATAATCTTCTGTTAATGCTTTACCAATAGAAACCCCTGATGATACCATAGGTATTTTAGATATAGTAGACCCAGCAGCTTTTAAAGAAGATTTTAATAAATGATTTTCTTTTTTATTAGCAGCCTTTCTATCAAGTTTGTTGTAATAATCTTCCATCCTTGCTATCCCTGCTCCAAATTGAATCATTTGAGCCGTCATAAAATGCTGCATATATGGAGGTATATCTAAATCTGCTATTTTCATTTCTCCTTCTTTCATTTTATCTCCATTAATAGGTGCAGGGCTTTTATCTTTAACATACACATTGCCTCCAAAATGATGTCTATAATACATATACCCTAAAGCTAACGCAATAGTTCCAGATGTAGCATTTACTAATTTTCCAGATATCCTATCAGCTACTTCAGGAGAAAGACTATTAACTCCTTTTTTCAAGTTTTTCATAAATCCTTCAGTAGCTATTGCTTGAGCAAATCCAATAGGAGTACTAGCTAATTCCTGTAATGCAAAATTTGTAGGAACACTAACAATCAGATTTTCTCCTTCTAACATTTTTTGTATTAACTTTCCTCCATTACTACCGTCTTTCATTTTAGCCCCAAGTGATCGTAGCCCTGTTTGATATGCTGTTATTAATGGATTTTTACCTAAAAATACAGCCCTATTAGCATCTAACGTAGCAGCATTTGCGGCTAGTTGTATAATGTGAGGCTTGGATATATCCTCTCCTTTATCATGCAAAAATTCAAGGTTCTTTTCCATAGATGTCCTAAACTCCTGATTCATAAGTGGAGTTTTTAATATCTTATGCTCTATATTCCACATCTGCCAGAAAGTAGGAGGTAGATAGCCTTTATCCGTTAGATAATTAATCTCGTCAGATCGCTTTCCTCCTTTAGCTTGATTAATAATATCCTGTAAGGTTTTTTTACTCCACGCCTCAGCCATGCCCTTAGTGTATGCCTTTAATGCACCTTTAGACCTCCATCTTGGAGATTGATTCATAATATTTCGTATGAATGGGGTATGTGAATATATACCAGCAATTAATGTATTAACAGGTGTTTGTAAATATCCTTTGGCTGCTCCTGCAATACCTAATTTTAATATTGGTTTTTGTAATCCTGCCAATATCCCGAACTTCATAAATTTAATTATTCCTTCACTAACCTTTTCAAATGGAGTTCTGTTTTGCTGTTCTATTTTTGCAAGTTCTCTGGTCCTTATTCCTTTCTCTTTATCTACCTTTCTTTTTAGTGCTAATCCTTCTTCATCAAGTTTTGTTATTTCACGCTTTTTATTCTCAAAAATATTAGCCTCTCTTTTTCGCTGCAATTCCTTTAGTTCATTTTTAAGTCTTGACTTATATCTCTCAAGATTTGTTTTCCATCGTTCTTCATCCGTAACACTTTTCTTTTCTTTTTCAATACCTAATTTTTGCATCCATTCATTAATCTGATTCCTTAAATCAATTTCTTGAGGTGTGCGCTCTGCTTGTCCTTGAACTTTTTTAATAGGAGAAATTCCTGATTCTATATCTTCAAGTTTAGAGATAAGTCCAGATACTCGTTTTACTTCCCTATATTTTATTTCAACAGGGTCTTGATTTAATTTAACTGATTTACCATACCCAGATATTTCATCTCTAATTTGTCTTTCGGTCATCTCAGGATTGTTCTCTTTTAATTTTGCAACAATATCAGATTCTTTTGTAATGCCATCTCTAATCATTGCCTTTATAGCAGAACCAAGTCCTGTTATAGCATCCTCTTCTTTTGGTTTAACTGATTCAAAATGTTTGGTTACTTGATTTTCTAATATGGATTTATTTTCATCGGTAAGTTTAGTATACCAATCTTCGTCTTTGTATTTATCTCTAATAGCTTTTATAGCCTCCGTTGCAAAATCAGCTCCTTCTCCGGCCAACTCGATTCCTTTAGCCCCAACTTCAATAATATCATTCCACGTTATTCCAGCAGTAAATACTTTTATTTCATTCCCATTAGCATCTTTAAATGTAGGTGGTTTTGTTTTTAATTTTCTGAATTCATCCGCTACGGCTTTTGCTTTTATTGTGAATTTCTTTTTAGCTACACCTTCATCAATACCTTTTTTAATTCGCTCTTCAATAGCTAAATCATCAATGGCTTTTTGCGCTTCTGCTTTAGATATGCGCTCTTCGTGTTGGTCTAGTTTTTTTTGAGCTTCATCTAACCTTGCCGTTATTTCTGTAAAGGCTTTTGTCTGTTTTTCCGTAAGTTCTCCTGTCTTTGAATACGCCCTTGCTGTAAGTAACGTATTCTCTAATGACATATCTTCTGCAAATGCAGTTTGAAATGATTGGAGTGCTTTACCAGCTTCAGAAGAGGCATGTTTAATAGCCTTTTCGTTTGTATCGAGATTATCTGTAATGATCTTTAATTCTCCTTTTAATTCTTCGGCATTCTTAATATCTCCAGATTTTAATGCTTCGGAAATAGCTAATCTTGTTTTAGTGGCTTCTTTAATTAATTCTACTCTTCCTAATCCTAATACATAAGCATCTTTTCTACTTTCTAGTGGTTTATCGCTATTTGCTATTTTTTGCGCTAAATCCTTATGCTTACCTTCAAATTCTCTTGCTGCATCAATAAAATCTTGCTTAATATTTGTTGGTAATTTTTCAATAGGTGGTAGTCCAGATTCTTTTCTTCTATCTTCAATAGCAGCGTGAGTAATCTTATGAAGTGGGTTTGTAGGTTCTACTTTTTCTTCTCCCGTTGGAGGTTCTGCAAGTGGGGGTTCTTTAACTTTTGCAGGTTGTGCCAGTTCTTCGCCTTTATTTTCAGTTGCAACGCTTGAAGGTAAATCTCCTCCTGTCTGGTTTTTGGTTTCATTGATATAATCTTTTATTGATTTTATTTCTTCTGGTGTATATAGCCAATCATTTTCTTTTGCAAATTCATCAATATTATCTAAAGTGATTCCTTCTTTATCTATCGTTTCGGATATTTTTGTTTTTGTTGCTTCTTTTGCCTGTGCATCTGTAATTTCTTTTGGTATAGAAATGTTAGATCGTCTTGTTTCTTCTAATGGCATTCCAAACCTATCTATCTGGCCTCCGCTGCCTTGTATCATTGGCATTTCGCCTTTATCTTTTACTTCATTTAATTTTTCAATCAAATGTTTTGCAGGAGCAGTATTTTTCCCTGCCTTAATATCAGCGATTGCCTTATTTACCTCTGCCGTTGATAATCCTAAATCTGGTCTACGCTCATATACATTACCAGTTGAATGAAACCATCCTTCATCTATTAGTTCATTTGCAAAGTCTATATTCTCTTTAGGATGCGCTTCTGATAATACTTTACTGTTCGGATTTACTTCTGCTCCTTTAATCTCTGTTCCGCTTCCTCCAATTGCATCTGGCAATACGTTTTGTCCTCTTCCGTCTCCGCTTTGGATAGGATTATTTTCAACGCCTTTATTTGTTCCTTCAACGGTAGTTCCTGTTCCATTGTCTATTGGTGTTAGTTTGTTTACGTTTTTTGTATCGTAATAGTTACGAAAATATTCTTTATATCTCTCTAAAGGGATGGATGCGCTTAATTCGCCAGAATTAACGATTTCATCTACGTGTTTATTAACGAAATCTTCTTTGCTTATGGTTGGTGTAGGTTCTGTTTTTATAGTAGGAATTGATTTTTCTTCAACTTTAGGAATCGTAGTTTCTGTCTTGGCAGCTACTTTTTCCTCTTTGGGCATTCCCAACTCTATTTTTATCTTTTCATCAATCGTTTCTATTTGTTTATCAATAGATTCGTGAAATACCTTATCTGTGTTAGATTTCTTTTCTAGTAAATCATTCTTTTCTGTGATAAGACTTACTACTTTTGGATTTTCCTTGTGTTCGTCCGGTATAGTTTCTTTTGCTTTTTGTACATTATCGAATGATTTTTTCAAATCAGTTGCTTGATCCTCTGTTAAATGTTCGCCTTGAATTGCAGTATCAACAACCTTGTTAAATGTATCTTTATCAACATCTAACTTTGCAATATCTTTAACTACATTTTTATCTTCCTTTGCTTTTTCTACAACATTTACTACTTTATTTTCAAAATGATGTTGTGGATTAAGATTCTTATTTTCATCAAGTGCTTGTTTTAAATCTTCAGGAGTAGCATTATCAATAACTGATTTTACTTGTTGGGATTCATTTGCATTAAGAGATTCTTGATTTTTGAGTTTTTCTTGTAATAATGCAGAATCTTCATTTTTTAATTCAACCCCTGCTTTATTAATATCTTCTGGTGTAATTCCTTCTATTGAAGTAGCTCCTTTAACAATTTTACCTGCTTTGTGCATAGCTAAAAGAGAAACAACTATATCAGCGGTTGATAGTGCTTTTTCTCCTAATGTTCCTTCTTTAGGTTTATATCCAGCAATTTCTGCTAATGTAGTTGCAGGAGCGAATAACCATTTATTCCAAGATTCAGGTACTAATGCTTCTGTTGCTACATTAAATCCAACTCCAATAGGAGTAAATGATGCTGCTCCAAATGCTGCTCCTGCTCCTCCTTTAATTACATCTAAAGCACCTTCTACTCCTCCATGCTTTATTCCTTGTCCAAACTCTTTAGCTCCTTCTACGGCCTGTGTAGCATGATTAGCGATATATTCTCCAGTACTTTTAACTGTTGAATTTATATAATTAGTAAATGTTGGTTTTTTACCTATTTTTTTAGCATCTTCAACTGTTTCTGGAAATTCAGTTTTCCCTACTTGACCTGTCTTCTGAAATTGATATTCTAACCCTCCTTGTGGTTTTAAAATTTCATTCCCACCAGTAACGGTTGTAGGCGCGGTTTCTTCGGATGGTGCTAATGGCTCTGGCGAAGTAGTCGGTAATGATTCGGATGAGTCTTTTTTTTTTAATGCTATGGGTAAATCGTCAGAAGGAACAACATTAATTGATTCAGGTAAATCACTTTTAGGTACTATCTTAGTTCCGTTTCCCATTATTTATATTGCCATGTTTTACCACCATCTTCTGAAAATATATCTTTACCACTTTTAGATTTTGATGTAATTGTTTTTGGTGTTTTATTTAACTCATCTACACCATTGAGATTAATTTTTCTCTCCTTTAGAGTTGGCTGCACAACATCAAATGGAATGTATACCGGATGAGCTTCTTTACCAGTTCCCATAACTCCACTTGCGAATTTCTTTTTCTCATACAACTCAGGATGCTTATCAATAACATTTTGATCGTAAACCATTACTGGTTGTCCTGTTTTTTTATCAATTACATGCTCGACAATGCTCGACATTGAAAACTTCTGACTTCCGACCGGAGTTTCCTTTTCAAAGGTTTGTGGATTATATACTTCAGATATTTCCTTTTGAATAGGTATATTTTGCTTTAATTCCCACGACTTTACATTAGTTTCAACAGGAGTATAAGTTGGGTCTTCTTCTTGGGTCTTATCATTAAGAGTAACTTTTTTATCAATAGGTGTAATGGTATAGTTATTAGTTTCATCCTTACCTTCTTTAGGATTAAATCCTTGAGTAAGTCCTATTTTATGCTCATCTTTAACATAAGATTCTCCATATTTTTTATATAAGTCATCCTTTAAATCATCAAGACTAGGCTCTTTGTCAGGATTATTTTGCTTATAATTAGTATAAGCTTGTTCGTGTATTACTGGGTCAGAAATCCATGTATCAATTTTGTTTCTTATGATTGTTTCTGGAAGTTTTTTAAATTCATCTGTTCTTATTTGTCCTTTATTACCAATATTAAATGCTTTTTGACCTTCTTGAATTGATTGTTTTAAATTTGGAAGAATTGTTTCATTGAAATTTTTTGATAAATCAGTATGTTGTTTCATTATAGAAGGATCAACATTTTCAAACTGATCCGTCTTTATGTCATATCCCTGAAAATCCTTCAATTTATCTTTTACTTCAGGACGATATTTATATAGATTTCGAATATATTCTTTAGCTACATCTCCATAGCTATCTGCTACTCCTTTTGACATAGCTATATCATTACCTAATTTATTTATCTTTTCTCTGAAATCTATTGTTGCTTTAGCATCACCACTTTTTAATGCTTTAATATTTGATTTCGCATAATCATACAATTCTTTTTGTTTTTCAGCAAATATTGGTTGATGTTTATAAAAAATTCCTGATGTCTTTATTTTATCTAACTCATCATAAACTTGTCCAATATTTTTATTTTCTTTATTTCTCTTATCCTCATTAGCAGCTGCTATTCTTTCGGCATTTCTTGGATCATACAGATCAAATACCTGAGCATCCCCTTGTCCTATACCAGTTGAAATATTTAAAGCATCTGTTGCCATTATCCTCCTTGAGATTTAATAAAATCAAGATAGCTTAAATTTGGATTAGATAATTTTGCTATTTGATATTGATTAAGTGTATCTGTTCTTTGTGGCGCATTACCAAATCCCTGAGTTTGTTGTGCATTACTAGCACTAAGTCCTTGCCCTTGAGCAACAGAAGAACTAGAAGATTCATTACTTTTTGCCATTTTAGCATTTCCTATAGCTTGTCCTGCTGATTTCATACCACCAGCAATATTTTGTAATCCTGCTCCTTTCAATGCTTCTGCGGCAGCTGCTGTTTGTTGAAATGGTAATAATTTATTTAATTGAAACTGCTTATCTGAATATCCGGCCTCTTCTGATCTAGCCCCCATTAAGTTATTTAGATTAGTTTGTCTAGCCTGAGAATCCATAGACAATAAATTCTTATTAGCATCATTTCCTTGTTGTGTCAAAGTAGCTATTCCAGCTAATCCAGCACTTCTATCTCCAAGAGCATTAAGTCCAGCATTTTCCTGTCTCTGTACGTTTTCTACATATTGTTGTTTTTGTTCAGGAGGTAATCCCTCAAGAGCCATTTGTTGTGCTTGAGATAAATTATCTTTTATACCTTGTGGTACTTCATATTTAGGACGTTTATTAGCCTTGGCTAATTTTTGTCCTTTATAATATTGTATTGCCCCTGCTGTCCCTGCTACAGATGCTGATACTGCTGCTACCCAAGTCATGTGTTTTGTATATTATTGGTCATAAATACCGATTTCTCGTCAATCATTATTTTCTTCTTAAAAGAATCCTTATTTTCAATCATATAATTTTCATAGGAATTATAAGACGGGGCTATTATAATTTCTTCAAGTTCCTTAAGATCAGTTGTATTAGTTGGATTAGCATGAACTGTTATCCAAATGCAATCTTCAATAGCATATACCATTCTTTTTGTTCCAGATGGAGATGCCATTAATACAGGAGCTTCTAATATTTCCCTACCTCCATCTTCAGTTGCCACCAATACTTTACCAGCCATAAGCATATTCGGATGTTCATGTAGGTGAATTTTTCCTGTTAGCACCTTTCCTTTTGGGATAAATATTTGTCTCGTATAAATGCCATCTGTAAAAATATGCTTTAATGGTGTAATATCAGAATCCCCAATCATAGCATCAGCTTGTTCCATTATTTTCTTTTCTAAAGCATAAATATTAATCCTGAAGTTTTTTCTTTCAACTTCATTTATTTGCTTTTTTTTATCTTCTACTATAATCATTTTCTATTAATCATTTCTATTATCGAAGAGATTAAATATGATACCATAGACCCCGATAACATTAATGGGAACATTATTTTAAGGCTATCTTCAGAATAAATAATTAAAAATATAGGAATTGATACCCAAAATCCCATACATAAAGAACAAGAAAATAAATCGTGCAAAAATCCTAAAATCTTATTTTTGCTTTGTTTTTCATAATGTTTTTTTGTTATAAATTCTCTAATAGGCTTAAACAAACTAGATTTATTTAGAATAAAAACAAATCCAGATGTTGCAAATAAAAATATGATGAAATTTATCATTTTACAAAAATACATTATTTATTTCATTTATTGCTTCTCTCCTGTGCTTGCCAATAAGCATTAACAGCAAATAACTTAACTAACGATGTTGATGTGTTCCTTAATTTTATTAAAAATGTCGTATCTACCAATACATCTCCTTCTATAAGAGGATTTATTACATTAGGAGTGTTTTCATCCCTCTTAACTGCCGCATACCACATATTTTGTTTCATAGCAAAATCTGAAACTATAAGATTTGATTTTTGACCATTAGGAGTTAATATCTCATACGCCTCCCATACATCAGTAGACTCTAAGCTTATTGCTGCCAATACCTTATTCTTGCTAGGTTCTCCATTAATTACCACCCAGACTTCTGAATTATATTGAACTCCAAAAAAGTTATTATGGACAGGATTGTTATTATCTAGGTATAAATTACCATCCTTAAAAGCAACAAAATCAACTCCATTAGTACAAAGCCCTTCTGGGAGGTAGTCGTAATCAGTACTCCACGAGTTTTTGTCTTCGCTAAATGAAAGCGTAACATCAGGGATGTTTGAATTTGTTTCAAATGCCATAATATACTCTCCTATTCTAAAATCATAGACTCCATAAACATTTGGCCTAATACCATTAGATAAGATTGTATTGGATAATTCTGTAAAATAATCATTTTTCTTATAGTTACTTATTGCAAATATTCCATCATTTGACTTCCTTAAAACTGCTCCTCTTTTTAAGTCAAAAAAGTAACAAGAATTGGCGTAGTTAGCAAAACTTTCCGGATTTAAGCCAATGCCAAATTCACCTTGATAATACTGAATCGGATTAAGAACATTAGAGGTTGTTCCGACAACATCAGCTCCTTGTGGAGCGGTACTTTGCATTTGTATCTGATTAATAGGAATAGTGCCAACTTTTAATTCTTGATAGCAATCTAATCTTAGATTGTAATTAAATAATTTCTGAATTCCTCCATATCTTGATTCGTACGTTTTGAAACTAGTATCATAAACAGAACTTAATCCATTTATTTGAGTCTCTGGAATAAATTTTTCTGTATAATAAATAGTACTCTTTCTTCTAATTTGTTTAAAATCCCGATCTACCTTGTTTGGCCTACCTATATTTTGAACTTGACTTTTGTAAAAATCACTAAAATTAGAATCCTCTATATACCACGATTTTATATGAGCGCATTGAAGCGGATCAGGAGGTGATGTTATTCCATAAGGAATATTACGTAATCTCCAATAAGTATCTCCACTTGAAAATGTTCCTATTGCTGGTACGGTTGACACTAATTGACCAAAAGGATTAGCAACAAATACAGAACTTTGATCTCCTGTCTGACCTTTATGATATCTGGTACTCAGTCCAGCGTCTCCAATATCATAACACTCTCCTATTTCATAATAAATTTGCGTTGGAGATTTTAATTTAGGAGTATATATTTCAAATAAGCATCCTGAGTGAATCACGCCAAGTGTAAAATCATTGTCAACATAAGCTATCCCAGCAGGATCAACAAATACTATTTTTAAATCAACATATTTATTAAAAAATATACCATTAACATCTTTTATAAATCTTATTCTATCTCCTACGGCTGGTAAATATGTTATAGCAGTTGCAGTTGAGCCAAAATTCAGAACAGAGTCTCCATGCAAATTAGCATAATTTGCTATATTTTGCATATTTATAGCAATTAAGGTAGCCTGAGTATAAGTAACAACTGCCCTAGAATTATCTGTATATTGAACATCTTTTGCCGTAAATTGTAAATATCTATTTGGTACACTATTAAGTGTCCTTACCCATTGATAATGTGTAGCCCATATTGGGGGTTGATTAAATATTTCCCATGAAATAACTGGTTGCGCTCCACCATAAATAGCAGATGTATTTGGGTCTATTTCAGTAAAAAAAGGTATAATTAATTTACTTCCATTTAACCCTTTTTGATTAAGAGTATTATAATTATTATCATTTGTATTAGTAAGACCACTTCTATTACCATGATCGTAATAAACTATTCCAAATTGTTCTATACTACCTCTTTTAAACGAAGCTGTTGATCCAGCACCTAGTATAACTAATATATTGCACGTTTGAAGTAATAATGTGTTATTAATGTAATCATAAGTACCATTATAGGGACTTACAAATACAGATTGTGGAGATGATGGAGTTAATATACTTATACTGTAATAATCCGATGATGGAGAGAATGTAGCGATACAATTATCTGAAACATTATAAAAAACTGTCCCCTCCCTTGATAAATAACCACTTCTTCTTGTGTCTACATATACTGGTAATTCAAACTGCCCATTTATAATTGTTTTTGCACTACCACCCTGAGTTGTTGTAATTGAAATACCAGACACCCCAACTCCATTATATTGTACATTACCATTAAATAATGTTCTTGAATATGCTTCTACATTACCTGATGAATCAGCACTTCTAAATATTCCCATAGTCATACCATTTGGAGGAGGATTTATAAAAGCAGTCGGAGGATCATCATATTTAAAATCATTAGTATCTAATCCATATATTCCACTAATAGTATCTTGTATAACTAAATGAAAATTATCAGCCGCTGCGCTAAAGTATATATAACCATTATGATCTGAATACGTCCAATGATTTGTAAAATCAAATACAGGAATATTAATTGCTATGCCTTGATTAAAACCAGAAACACCCATAATATCATTCCAGCTACTACTTAATGACCACCCCGTAGGGCCTGATGATTTAAAATTTGTTTTAGCTAACTCTATTCTAGTATCTGCTAAATATGATACAGTTCCCGGACTAATAGGACTAATGTCTTTATCTGTTACATATCCTGTTATTGCTGATGCTTTAGTATAAGTTGATATTAATTTAGGGTTTGTTAAGTCAACTATTAGTGATCTTCCTATCTCTCCACCATTAGTAGTAGTTACATTACCTGCTATAATAGTTCCATTTGTTGTTACTTCAACTGGACATTCGTGATTATTCCATTCGCCAACAAGAAGAGTATTCGTACTAGACCTTTGCCAATCTATATTCCCAGAACCTAACTCTGCTTGTGTTGTCAAATGAGAAGCAATTCTCATTATATATTTACCCGGAGGAACACCAGTAAATACATAAAAACTATATACCTGATCTTGACTTGATGATTCTATAGCATTACGTATAGCTGATCTTTTATTTCCTCCTGTATCACTATTAAATATAGTAGTTGTTCCACAAAATGTAACATTAGATGGACTTGTCTGTTGTGATATAGTATAATATGGTGTTCCGACTAAATAAACTACCCATCCTCCTAATGGAATCGTTTGAGCAAATCCAGTTCCAACAGTATTAACAATATCAGATGGCCCAAAACCACCGAATACCGCATTAGCTTCATTTCCATCAAGTGAATGTATTGGTTGTTGCCATTGATAAGCCGCAGTATTTACAAATAAATTTCCTATGTTTATTTTACCACTCCATCCAAATAAAGTAGATGGGGATGGGTCTCCTAAAATAGTTAAAGACAACTTCGCATTTATATCTACATTATCTTCTCCTTCTAAAATATTTCCAAATACTCCCCTAACACCATCCACTAATTCTTCTGCTTTTGCTTTTAGTGGTATATTATCAAATAACTTTATGCTTTCATTAATATCTATAAAATTATACACTTCATCATTATAGAAATTATATGAATAAGAAGAATTACTTGGAATGTTTAGAATTGATTTATCTAATAATGCTATTTGAAAAAAGTCTCCCAAATTACCATCTCTGGCCAGTACAATTATTTTATTAACAATTCCTGTTCCTGTCTGAAAAGTTATTTTGATATTGTTATCAATATTAGTGGCTGGTGTTCCACCGCATACAATAGTATTTAATGGAGGTACTGATATAGGTGATTTAGCTGACCTCTCATGGTCATCATAAACATATTGGGTAGCAAATTGATAAAGATGTCCTTCTAAAAGATTGACATTTCTTGTAGGATCACTTTGATAAGAAGTAACAGGTGGATGTAAATCTGGTCGCTTTATTCTATAGATATATTCATTCAAAAATGGTGATGGATAGCCATTAATAAAATCACCTTGAGAATGTAATATGCCTTTTTCTATGTTTATTTTCTTAGGCTCTTCATTATCGTCAGTCCAATATTTTAGATGGGTATTTTCATCTATCTCTACTATATCAATCCCTGTTATTAAAAAATTAGGATCAAAATTAAGTACAGGACTTTGTATTACTGTTACTATTGTATTTGTAGATGATGTATATTCTAAAATAGAATGATTAGAAAACGAATTGTACACATCATAATAAACTTTCCCTCGTGTTTTGTCTTCATAAGAACCTATTACTTTATTTATTCCACTTGGAAGATTAAATTGTACTAATGTATTGCCTTTTGCATTAGTTATTAACCCTTCATTTTGCCCATCAGAGGACATAGACCTTATATTCAAAGCATAACGCCATGAAGTAGGGGCAACCATCCTATCTTCAGAATCTTGATCTACACCTGTTGTAAATATATGCTTCTCTAATGGCATATATTAGAATTTAACTGCTGCTTTATTGGAAGTTCTTAGGGCTTGCATCCAATCTTGAACTGTATGAGATTGAAATCTTCTCCTACATTGTTTTTCTGCATTATAAAATTGTCGCTCCAACATCTGTTTTTCTCCAAGACCCTTTTTATCATTATCATTAATATCTCTCCATGCTATCCATCTCTTTATTGATTCTATAACAAATGGATGTACCATGTATTTCCCATCTACTACTGATAAGTCTGAGAGGTATTCTAAAACTACTTGGCTGATATTAGTCAATAAATGTCCAAATACTATAGTTCCTCTTTGTCTATCAATTCTAAAATCTCCATAAACATTATTTCCACCACCTACACCAAACATCCTACCTACTGCTTCTCCGTTTCTATAATTATCCGAATATCCTTCATATCCATTAAAAAATGGTTGCGATTGATTAGATATTAACCCTTGCGTTGGTTGCTGCTTTACAAGCGCGCCACACGAATTAAACCACCTTGGCAATGCTATGTTATCATTTTGACCTAAAGACTGTAGGTTGCCATTAAAATCAACAATAGCTATGCGCGTGAAATTAATATAATCAACTGGTAAGTTTATAGAGTCGTTAGCATTTGCTTCTAATATAGCAACTGATGGTACTCCTGCTGAGTCCATGTTCAACTCCCTTAATCCACTAACGGCAATCTGATAGATTCTAGCTAAACGGTTCATATTCGATTCTCCACGCTCGATCAACCACTCCCTGCATATTGAATTTAATGTATGTTGTACCATTTACTTAGGTTTTTTTACCAGCTTCTACAGGTGCAGATTGAATAACAGATTTGTTTTGTTCTTGTGAGTACATTTTTATAGCAAGATTGACAATTTCATATTGCAAATCTGGAGGAATTGAAATTTCAGCTTGTTCATCCAGACCCTCTAATGCTACTACCAGCTTTATCAACAGTTTTGATGTACAAACAGTATGAACATCTATATCTGGCAAATAAATCTTATTATTTTCAACAAAGAATGTTTCATACCCATCAAAGTTTGAAGATTGTAGTCCCTGAAATAATGCTGACATTCCATTACTTATTCTTATAAACGGTTGGTCTAAACTTTCCATATACGAAACATGATGTAACCCTTGTTCATGTGGAATATTGCCTAAAAAAGAAGACGGCAAAACAGAATAGTAAATATTTTTTTTTACATCCAGTAAAATGTCGTTATCATCAAAAGCGTAAATAAAATTACCATTAATAGAATCTAATTCCCCTTGATTTCTATTTGTCCACCAATTAGTACGAACTACATAAGCGTAGGCTTGGTTTGTTGCCAGTATCATCTCCTGCAAACTCGGGCGGTTACCGAGAAGCATTCTTGCCTGTTGCGCGAGTTTTAATTTGGTTGGCATTATGCTACTTTATTATATTCCCATTTATAACCATAAGCAGTTTTCTTTATGCCAGCACAAGCATTTCTAATATGTCCGCTATTTTTCTTATTAAAATATCTAGCTGCTACTGAAATACATTCCCATGTTTTTACAAAACCACCGTTTAATGATTTTTGTATTATTGACTTAGATACTGGACTAAGATTTCCACTCATTCCTATCATAGGACTTTTTTTACCTAAAACACGAAAAGAATGTAATTCGTTTTCAGAATTAGTAACCCATTCTAATTCAGAAACTCTATTATCAGTTTTTATTCCATTCACATGATTAACTGCTGGTTTATTTTCTGGATTTATAATAAAAGTAATAGCTATTAACCTATTTACTCTTCTTGATTTAGCAATACCAAGCATAGATAAGCTTATACTTAAATATCCAGTTTTATTATAAGACTGCATCAATATTCTCTCCATATGAGACTTGTGTGTATTACCTAAACATTTTACATATCCACTTAATCTTTTTATCCTACCAAAAGTACTGGCTTGATAATATCCTTCATATTCAGGTATGTCCTTCCAAATCTCACCTTCAATATTTTCTAATGATAAATTTTTATAATGTTCCATCTTATTCTAATTCTTGTTTTTGCATCTCTGAATATTGAACCAAATCCGCCTCTTTTAAATTAATTCCTAAATAAGAACACATCATAAACACCAATTTGTTGTGACATTGAGGAGGTAATTCCCAATCAACGCTCGTAGTAGGATCATACACTGGCCTATTATTAATAATTGTAAATCTCCAAACAGGATTAAGAGGCTTTTTAAAATAATCAAATGCTATAAGACCTACGTTATTAGGCTTGAATTGCATATAATCAGAGTATGCAGTCCATATTGGAAATCTAAGCGTTGGATTAACTATTTCGCTTTGCAGGTAGTCTCCATATTCATTATTGTCAACCTCTGTTATAGGTACTTCTATTCCTGTATTGTCGTTTTTTACATAATAATGTCGTGTAGAAATTACGTGTTCGTAGTCTGATGGATATGGCAATCTTCCAGTAGTAGATACTGCTGTAGCTAATGATTTTATAAACACACTAAGAGCATCGGTAATAGATTGAGTTAACTGCCATTTCTCGTATTCTTTAGAGAAATATTCCCATTGAGCCTGAGTAGCCATTCGATTGAATTCAGATGGCGAAACTTCTCCAGATTGATTTTTATTGGAAATAAAATTAAGAAAAAGATATGCTTCGTTTATGTTCACGTATTATTATATTAACGATGTCCACGCTCCGTTTTCATATCCTTGAAACTTATTTAGAGTTGAATCATAAACTAACATCCCATTTGTAGGAGTTAAAAGGTTTTTTTGAGCAGTAGTCATTCTTGGCAAAAGAAGCGCACCAGTAGTTGATGTTAAATCAAGTATTGATGAAGCATTTGGAGATGATGTACCAATTCCAACTCTAGACCCAGACCCTATGACTACTGAATTAGAAGTATTTACAACAGCATTAGCACCAATAGCAGTTGCATTTGTTAATGCTCCAGACCCAACATCGGCACTATATCCTAATGCCGTATTAAAATCTCCAGATATATTTGAAGATAAAGCAGAAGCTCCAATCGAAGTATTATCGCTTCCTGTTGTATTGGAATATATGCTTCCAAGCCCAATTCCTGTATTATAGCTTCCTGTTGTATTGCTGTATCCTCCACCCACAGCCACATTATTACTGCCTCCTATATTTAATTTTAAAGCAATCGTTCCTATTGCAATATTATCCGAACCAGTAGTAATTTCACCAGCCTGATAACCAAAAAATGTATTATTAAGAGTATTGTCTATTCTTCCTGACTTCTGATTATTTACTTTTATCGTAAGTGGGATATTGTCTGTTGTTCCAATAAAATTTGTTATATCCGTTGTTCCAGAATTACCTAATAAATCCCAAGCATTGTTTGCTACTTGAGGAACAAACGATAACGCTCCTAAAATGGTTTTCTGAAGAACAAAAGTATCACCACCAGAAGCAGGGAGAGTATTTTGCTTTGTAGCAAGTTGTGTACCCGTAGCATAATCTACACCATTTGTATTAGAAGAGATGCTTGTGTACCATGTTGTATTTGCTGTTCTATATTTTGTTGTTACAACAACTTTTTGATTGGCTTGTGCAGTTGTTAGTGTAATACCAAATATTGTAACTGTATTGCCTCCTAGTGTTGGAGTAGCACGATAATCAACAGTAAATTGATCTCCATCTATAGGACTACCGCCAGTCGCAAATACCACACTTCCAATAAGAACCGGAGAACCTGTAATTACCTGATACCCTATATCAACTCCGGGCTGATAAGTAGTAGTACCACTAGTTGCCATTGCAGTAGTGTTTACTCCCTGAACTGGCTGAGATGTGCCAGCTAATCTTGAAGTATTAGTAGTAGGATATATGGCATTTCTTGATACTTCATACCAACCAGCAGTAGCAGCAGAAAAATATCTGAGAACTAATGCAACTCCTCTAACTCCTGATGTAAAACTTGTAGAGCTAGACAGAAATATATTTCCTGTTGCATCTGGAACTGTTATAATTCCTCCTCCTCCACTATTAGCCCCAACAATAGTCACAGTATCATTATCCACAACACCAGCCATGGTTATAGTGTCTAACTGATCTGCCAATCCACCTTCAGTAGAAACATACAATGTTGTATCATTAGCTACTCTATTTAACGTAATAATTCCAGTTGATATAGTAACTGATTTTTTATATGCAGCAGCTTGAGAACCTCTATTTACCAAAAATCTAGTAAGCTCAGATGCTCCGACTAAAGTTCCTGCACTTCCTCCTGTATTTCCAAAAATCCTATAGCCATAATCAGCATCTGTTTCTAAAGTAGGATCAATTAAAGATGCAGATGTATTAACAAACTTCTGTACGCTTTGTCGTACTTGTGGGTCGTTTTCTATATTTGAAATTATAGATACCCCATCCGCTGCGGTTATGTATACAAACCCAGCACCATTTCCTAAAGTTGCCAATGTCATTGCCATTTTATTCTGAGATTTTAATGTTTACTACTATATCTGTTGTTGATGTCATCGCATCGTTTGTTAGTGGCATTCCGTTTATATCTGTAAATCTAAAGTCAAATGATCCTGATGCTTTATTTAATACTTCACAAATCAATTGCTTTGGTACGTCATAAGTATTACTAACAGAAGGATTCAATCCCATAAGAACAGCTTCTACATCTACCTTATAATCGTTAGCTGGAGAAACCATAAAATCATACACATTAAAAAGATTGTTAAGAAACTTTCCAAATGTAAGTCCTATAGTAGTATTGTCTACACTTGCAGGATAGCTTATATTAGTTCCGCTATTTAAGGTACTTGATACGGTTATCGTACATACAGGTGCGCCCGGAACAGAGTATTGTATTCTACATAAAAATTCTATACGATTCTCCACCACATAATTAGCTCCAATATTATACGTCTGAACGTCACTAATAATACCCGATGGAAGAACATTTATAGTTCCATCAGTACAAACCACAACAGTATTATAACTGTTATTTATTTTTGTCACCAATGCACTGTCGAAAGCTACTGTATATGTTGTAACACCAGAAACAGTTACCGGAGTTACCGTTATTGGCGCACCAGCAGAATCAACAACTACGTTTACATTTGTTAATCCACCTAGTCCAGTAACCCTAGAAGGGTTGCCATCTGTACAAGTACAATCATTACAGTCAGCAATAATCTTTATTTGATTTATATAATAATTAGCATCTTCTTGTTTACCGCAAGATACTGCTTCATAAAGAAGTGTAACTTTTGACATTACTAAACTAAACTGAGCTGATAATTGTTGGAATAAAATATTATTTATTCCACTAACAGCATCCATCCTATTATTCAAAGATTTAAGGCAACAGTATAACTCACACGTTAAAGCGCAATCAACATTTATAGATTTAGTTCCAATAACCAAATCTGAAATTGAAAAATTTGAATATGCAAAACTTAAACTACTTTGTACAGTAACTACATTTAATCCAGACCATACATTAGATGTTGTTATCGTTGCTGATGTTGAATTAATGATTGACGATTGACCACTATTAGCAGGATATTGTAATACTAAATCCCTAGTAATAGTTGGAGTTATTGAATTTACTGTATAGTTAGTTGTATCACTAGCAGTAAATAACGGACTTATACAATCTACTTGTGGAATTATGCACACAAGAGGAGAAGCGTAAATAAAATTATACGTTTCTGTTCCCGTTATATAATAAGTAGGATTTACTCCATCTATAATACGAACAGTATATGTAACAGTATATACTCCTTTTTCAGGTGCTTGATTTGAAAGATTGGGTAACGGTATTGTACCATTACTTATACTTATATTAGCTACTATATCACTCCCTGAACCATAAGTAGTATTATTCCATATTACAACTCCACTTGGCGAGGTTATTTGAAAATTACCACGAACCCCAGTAAGAGGTATACTGTTTGAAGAATAATTAGTAAGATCGCTAAAAAGAAATGTTTTTGGATTAGTAGTAAGATCAAATGTTGTTACCCAAGTAGGTGTTGTTATAATTGTTGGCATCTTATTTTATTTGTAAAGATATTTTTTTGTATATTACAAAAGCCCATTATAGAAAACTTATTATTAACTATAATGGGCTTTAAATTAAAAATCAGTACGATCTACTTATTTGTACAAACATCCAATATAGCCTGTTTCAATAAAGCATCTTTACTAATTGCATCAATAAACTTATGCTTGCCCATGTATTTTTTATCAGCAAATATGAACCAAGGTTTTTGATTAAGGATAACACCAAGTCCAATAGCAACATCAATAAGTTTTTCTAAATCAGTATTTACATCTATTGTAGTACTTGAACTATCAGCAGCGACTACAGCAGATGCAATAGGTTCTTTTCCATAATTATCTTCCTCATCAACTTTTCGTTGAATAGTAAGATATGCAAGATTCATATCCGTATTTGATTTACTTAAATCAACAAAATGATCTACCGGATGTTTACCAACTGGTGAATTTGTAATCAAATTATTGTTATCCCAATAGAGAGAATTTGATTGTAAATCAATTCTTATATAACCTCTTTCAGAGGATTCTAAAACATAGAACTTGCGTTGTGTTAATTCATTATTAAGACCTTCATTAAATCGTTTTGAATCATGTCTGGCTAAGTGTCTCATAGTCATACGAACTTCTTCTGGGTCTTTAGTTATGTCTACTCCAAGAACTCTAGCATAGCGTTTTATATGTTTAAATTCTGCATCATAACACCAACTTGCAGCTTTTGCATCACTCTTGTCTTTTTCCATGTCTTGCTTCAATCCTTGTTTCAAATCAAGTAGTCCAAATAAAGGAACAACATTTTTATCTCTTTCTGGATTAGTTTCATTCTTATTACACTTCAATAAATAATCAAGAACTAGCCCTTCAGTTCCTTCAACTACTAAATCACCTCTATTTGAAAATTCTTTTCTAATAGGTTCTAGTTTTTGCTCGTCTTCTGTTTGTTCGTCTTTAAATATAGATGTAGCACCATTAACTACTCTGATTATTCTACTCATAGGTTTTGGTTTTCCCTCCTTATCTTTTGCATTTTTATCGAATATTCTATCTTCCAATTTATAAGAATAAACATTCGGATAACCTCTTCCTTCAACTGATCCTGATGGATTGTGATGTTTTAATACGAATACCCATCTTTTATCCCAATAATTATTCGATTTAAGATTCCAATCTTCGATTGATCCATATTTTCTTTCCGCTGTGTCTAAAATTTGTGTGTTCATTTTTAATTGAATTTAATTTATTTATATTGAATTTAATTTCAAAATAAAGGGAGTACGATTTGCACTCCCTTTTATCTGTTTTTATTATGCTCCTACTATTTTAACATAACGATTTCCAGCAAACGCTTCCAGTCCTACTTGAGACAACATGTTATAATCAACCTTATCCGATTGATTAGTAGCGAAGTTTTCTCCAACTCCTGTCATCCACTCTTTCCATTCACGAGAATATGTTCCACCAGAACCTTCTTGAGAAAGATAGTTCATACGAAGTGAAGGAACTGTTTCTTTTGTCTTATTAGGGCCAAGAGATGTTACTACATTATCCGCTGGAATAACAAGTCCAAGATTAGTATATCCTTGTCCTGCCGCTCCTAGCAGTTGTGGGTAGTTAAATACATCATAAGTTTTCTTATGGAAAGTATATCCGGTAAGTTCAAAAGAAGCAAAGTTGAAAGAAATTGCTTTTTCTCTTGATCCACCAAATGCACCATAAGAAATAGCTCCATTTTTCATTTCAGCTCTCATAAAACGATCAATACCTTGAGAAAGATTAATTCCACACCATAATGTATTTTCTTTAGCTCCTCCAAATTTGTCAAGTTGTGTTGCAACCATTGTTTCAAAGTCAGAAAGCAAAATTCCGCTGATTAGCGAATAAGTAGTGATATTACCATTGTTTGTGATAAATGGAATCAAACCCTCTGTGGTGATATTGGTACTTTCATTAGGAGATGCAAGATTTGCTAATGTTGTATTGGTCGTTTTTTGACCAATCATTAGTGTCACCTCTCGCTTGTTCTGAAGTCTCTTTCTAGCATCAAGTTGACCTTTAAAATACCACAAATAACCAGCAGTTCCATTGATACCATTAACTTTTACCCAAAGTTTTTCACCCATTGCACTACCAGTAGTAGTATGAGTGTCTTTAAATATTTGTAGGTTATTGGTATACTTAAGCAAACGACTATTTGAAGATAGCGGCTGATCCGTTCCTTCACCCCAAGAATTACCATAAATGATAAGTTCTGATACATTCGTAGTTGTAGCAGGGATGTTTTCTCCAAGAACAATCGGTGAAATATCAAAAGTTGTGGATGTTACTGCTGTTACTCTGCCTTGTGTTCCATTTGGGAATTGCATTAAATCATTTTCAATTACAGGATTGGTTGTTACTGCTGTGCTTGATGGCCCTACAGATATATAAGGAGCTTGTGCAGAAGTAGGATAGGTATAAATATACGCTGGGGAAGTTGCAATAGTAAATGTAACAGAGGCATTTGCTGCCGCTGCTCCTTGCCCCAAAACCTTAACGATTGTATGCAAATAATCTTCTTCAAAGTGTAAATATTGAAGTTGATTTACTGGATTCATAGAACCTTGCATTTCCATAAACCCTGTCATATCTTGATTACCATATTTAGGAACTAGCGTTTTATCAACACTTGGTTCAAGAATACCAGCATCTATTGTAGACGTAATTACAAACTGAGAGGTCATCCAGTTATGATTTGTTGGTGCTTGTAGCACACTTGGGATATTTGCCATTTTTTTGAGTTATTAAACTATTTATATTACTTGTGTTGTAAGATTTGTTTTCCTACTTGTTGTGATAACGTTAGGTTTTGGACTTGTTGTGTCTTAGAATCTGGATTAAAATTAGTTACTTTAATGTCTTTTACTATTGCATGAGAACCTTTGGCTATTCCTTGAGTAAGAGCTGCTTTTACTGCATTATCATAGTTTTCTGCCTTAAATATGTAACTACTGAGTTTTTTCACATCAATATTACCATCTGGGCCAATAAACTTAGGAACCAGCACCTTGTTAATTCCATCTTTACCCATTTGTTTAACCATTGCGTTAAGAGATTTTCTCTCATCATCAGATACAATAACATCAAACACTTCTTTTTCATCAATTTTAACAGATAATTTGTCAAAACCACTTTCATCAACTACTTTTTCCCAATTTTTTTGTGCAGAATCATTGAATTCGGCTTCTTTTTTAATATCAGCCTCAGATTTTTGATTGGGCGCAAATGAAGTCTTTAACTTATGATCGTTTAATGCTTTTCTGGCTTTTTTAGCATCTCTGCCAGCCTTTATAGACATTATTTTCTCGATCTCAGTAGGTTCTTCATCTTCAGACCATTCGTCTATCTTATATTCTGTTTTGATTCTGTAATCAATTTCCTCATCCGTAATATCTGGCTCTTCTAAGCGCATGGCCTCGGAAAGTAGTTCAAACGAATCAGTAATCTTGTCAAAATCGGTGTTTTGGAAATAAAGCCATTTTTCATCAATTTTACCACCATTCTCAATAAATTCATTGATTTTTTGAACTTGCTCATTAGCAAATTTAATCTCTGGTTTATTAAGTTTAGCTTCGATTTCATCCCATCCCTTGTATTTTCCTCCACTACGCTCTGTAATGGATTCTTCAAATGATGGAACTTTAATCTCCTTGACTTCTGCCTTTACTTCCGGTGCAGCAGTTGATTTGTTATCAGTATTAGAAAGAACAACTTTATCTTCTAGCTTATCCGCAATTGGCGGGTTCGCTTTATTTTCTATTTTTTCCTTTTCAACTATCGGAGCAGCTTGAAACTCTGTAGGTGCATCTGCTTTAAATTCTGTTTTAGCAAACTGCTCTCTAAGTGCTTGTTCTTCTGTTATCATTTTAAATTGAATTAAATTGTTATTTATACAAAAATAGGTTAGTTTACAATAACTTTTGTCGTGTAAAAACACACTATGTAATTAATATTAGTATTTTTGTATTAATTAAACTCATAATATATGAAAGAAAAAAACAAAGAAGAAAGATATAATACACCTGAGATTTCTAAAAATGAAGCCTCAAAACTTTTAAAACAAAACATGGATATTATAGTGGAAAATATTAATACATTGTTATTGAAAAAAAAAATGAACCAATCTGAATTAGCCTACGCAATTAAATCAGACAGAGGACATGTTAGCTATATACTTAGATCAAAAATAGGTATAACAGTAAATGTTCTTGGTAGAATTGCTAAAGCACTTGATGTACCACTAACAGAACTCGTTAAATGACAAAACAGGAATTACAAGATTTAGGATGGTATGAATTCACGGGGAAAGATGATTATATCCATGATGCTTCTTCTGGAATTGATTCTTTTTTAAGATTACAACAAACGGTAAGTATTTGCGTTGTTCATTTACTTCCCGAAAAATAAAATGTGTAAATGAATAACGACAAATACATTGTTAAATGATAGTTTTTGGCAGGCTCGGAGACGAGATTATCAAGCAGAGGGGAATAGTAATACCGATTTTAATGGCATTTCAAGTAATCCTATTTGCAATAGGAGTTTATCAACTGTGTGAAGGCAAAATGTTCTTTGGCTTATTCAATATTATCTTGAATGCCATTTTCTTTGCCGTAAACGTAAATACACTTAGAACGATGAGGTGTGGGTAAATTTTTTATTTACCTATAACAGGTAATATATTTACTATAACTCAATATTCCAATTATCCTAAAATAAAAACTATTAATGTTCTATTTAAAGGTATTTAAGTGTATCAGAATTAAAAAACATGTACCCCCAAAAAACATCTGCTTATGATGGTCTAATAGAAAACACTAAAAAAAATAATATAAAAGCACTAAGCAATATTAAATAACAACTATGACAAAAGAATCTATCAATCTTACAAAACATGATGTAATTAATATTGATATTCAAATATCACAGATGAATGAAGCACATCAATATTTTAACAGAGGTAAGATAAAAGAATTTAAAAATAAATATGAAGGATTGGTTAGAATATTCAAGCGCGAAGTAAACGAGATGCAGAACGAATATTTTATTATTGAAAATGGCGCGATAAAAGTAGAAGGCGAAGGAGCTGATCGTAAGTTTGTAACAAAAGAAGGAAAGACTATCGAAGCGTATAGTGAGGCTTATGGTAAATGGGGAAGTAAAATAGTTTAATCCGCTTCCTTATCAGGTTTATTCATTGAAGCATGAGCAGCAACTCCAGCTTTTATTATTTGCGCCTCTCCATTTTTGTGACTCACATCAACTTTACCTGAATTTGCCAATGCTATCTCTGGCATCCTTTGATTATGCTCCTGAGCAGACAAATCAGATTTAAGTTTATATTCTAGTTTCAACGTTTCTTGTCTCAACAATTCAATAGCTTTTTCTGATTCAGTATTTGCCGCAGCTGCATCCTGTGCAGATTTAGATTGTTGATCTGCATTTATTTTAGCATTATTTGCCGCCTCATCCATACTATCCTTTAAATTCTTTTTTTCTCTAAAAACCAACATCTGTTCTGCTAACTTTGTATTTTGCCTTACTGCTTGTCTAACCATAATAGCATCAGACATTGTTATTTGTTTATTTGCAAGTGCAATAGAAATATCTTGATTTATTTGCGCTCTTTCCTCTTCATCGGGCAATAATTCTACTTTTATTCCAAATTCAACAAATGGTACATTTTTACCAATTTCAAGCACCTTAGTTGCTTGAACTCCTATTAAATTCATAAATGCTTTATTTTCATTCTCTATACTATCCTGTATCATTAACGTTAACATTTTAGCTACTCTTTCAATCAGTTTAAGATAGTGCATATTAAGTGGTCGTAATGCAGAATTGGTAGCATTTACGGACAACTTCTGTACTCCTACAAGGCTTTTAGGATCGGGAGTACTTCCATCTGTAGCAGAATTAAATCCTATAACATCATTCATCTTCTTTAACTCCTGATTATACGCATCAAATAATACAGCAAAGTCTTTCCCTATACCATTAGCAAGTGGAGATATAACAGAACTATTAATAGGATTCCCAGCCTTATCCTTACTCCTAAATGTAAAACTTCCTGTTTGTTTGTATATCTTCATTATCTCAATAGGCTCAGTTGAACCATTACCCATGCCTTGAGATATGTTTTCCATACCCTCTAAGTCAATAGCATGGCCGGGAGGAACAGCCATAATAAGTAATTGCTGTTGTTTTTGATGGATAAGATTTATCTGATCTTCGTGAGGTATAAGTCTTTCTACTATAGACTTATTTTGCATATCATAAATATCAGGATATATCATTATAATTGGCAATTGTGCTTTTGGAGAATAAGCACCCATTTGTATTTCTCTTGGAATATTTTCTGATTTCTTATAGCCATAAATATAATCAGTTCCAATTATCCAAAATCCTTCATAAATATACTGAACTGCTCTTTCAAGCATTTCTTTCTTTTTAGATTCTTCCGTATCTGTAGGTAATTTATAATCTGGATTTTTTTTTTCATCAAAATAAAATCTATCTCCAGTAGTTTGTTTTTTAACGTATTTTTTAGTATCAGCACATAAGAAATAAAATTCAAGAATACTTATATTAAAATCATCCCAAGGTCTACCAGCCATCTGATTACTCCAATAATATCCCTCATACGTATTACCCCAATTTGACTGCCAACTAGGATTATTATTTTTACCAGATTGAGTTTTAGCTATTTTCCATAAAGTATCTTCATCAAATTCATTTGTCATTTGAGCAAGTTCTCCTATGGTATATTTATTTATCCTTGATTGATATGGAACATTTTTAAAATCTTCGTATTTTGAATACGGAGTAATTAAATCTACAGGATCAGCATATTCAGGAATGATATTATAATTTTCATCGTATCCTATCTTTATTGCCATCTTTTTTAGAACAACTGCATCTCGTATTACTTTTCTTTTTACAGTTTCAAAATCTGCATTATATAAAACAGCAGATAACGCTTCTTCCATTGCAATAGATTCTGATAATTTTAAATTTAATTGAAAAAATAACTCTGCCTCATCGTCAGATTCTGGAATTTTTTTATCCTTTGGAACTAATGATATGCCAGTTTCTTTTTCTATATGGTCGCTTAATGGTTTAAGATACATATTAGTATACATTATATCCATCTCATCATCAAGTCTTACTTTTGAAGCAGGATCAATAGGATTACATTGTATCTTATATTCTTGGGCCATAAGCCGCCCAACAACATTATCAACTAAGTTGGCTATTCTTGTAACAGGATTGAAATCTAAATTTACCCAAGACGTATCTCCTTGCATATCCATACGATCCTTATATTTATCAATAGATTCAAGCCCTTCAGCATATTTCCTATTGATAATATCACGCTGCTTAGTATTATTCCACCAGTCTTGCTTTCCAATATAAGCTGCCCATATAGCTTTAGCATAGGCTAAACCGTATGATTTTTTTACTTTTTCGTTTGGTGATGCTAATGGATTTGGGAATCCTTTAATTTCCTTGTCAGATTCTGCCATTGAGAATTTGTTATAATTCTACAAAGGTAGGAATATTTTATAAATACTTATATTTAGGAAACTTAAAATCAATATCCTTCGCAATGGATTCAATGTATTCTATTGTAATTCCCTTATTATACATAGCTATAATTATTATTTCCTTAAAGATAAATAACTAGATACTACTAATGTATCTCCAGAATTCGACACACTACCTTTTAGTATTAGATGATTATTTATTAAACTAATTATTATCGCTTTATCCATCTGAGAAGTATCTCCATTATTACCTATATAAATAGTATTATTAAATACGCTATATTTTGTTGGATCAATAATATCAGCTTCTGTACTTCCATTAATTGTTGCTATATTGTTGTCACAATAAAAATTCAGGTTCATAAATGACTTAGGAGTATTGTAAGCCATTATTGTATCATTATCAACTACTCCATGTAATGTTGTCACAAATCTTATAGAATCACTCTTCCATTGCCCTTCCAGCAATGGTAGTGGCGAACAAGTTTTGGCTATTACAGGATTAGAATCAATAGATATTGGTTCTTTTTTGCATGAAAAAAATGTTACAATTAAAGCCGAAATTAAAATTGAGTTTTTCATTGTGTCTTAGTTTAGTATTGATTTACATATCTTAACGAAAGATAAATAGAAAGGTTACGTTAATTCGACTTAAAATTCACTTATAGTTGAGGTATTTACGAATAAGATATTTAATGAAATTTTGCTCACTACTTGATGTTGTGATGAACTCAAACCATTCATAAGCTGTTGTGAATGCTAGGAATACTGTTAGCGATATAATTGATATTGTAATCATTTTATAATCTTTTTATTGTTATCGTTGATGTTTTACGTTTTATAACCATGATCCTTGCATCAAGCGTTGCCGTTACTGTAAACTTCCCGTTTTTTATACTTACTGTTATTCCCATGTAATCAGACTTTGTTTTACCATCATAAGCATCCGAGAACTTGTCTATAAAAGACATTGATTTAAGTCTTATAATGTCAAATACAGTATCGGTTTGTACCTTGACTATTACTGTGCTGTCGCATGGGTAATATTTGTTGCAGTTTGCAAGTGTTAACGTTGGTTTAGCTGCTATTTTACTAGAGGTTGTTCTTTCAATAGGAGTTGAACATCTATAAGCTAATGACAGCAAGATTAATATTATTAATAACTTATCTATATTTTGATGGTAGTTCATTATTAAATATTTAATTAAACATTATAAATTTATAATTCTTAATATCCCTAGTGGAGATTACTGATATTATATACGATCCATCTGCAACATTATTATTAATTAAAGCGTAATGTCCATTACTATCTGTAGTTACATTGTTTGAATATAATTCTTTTCCAGATATATCTATTGTTTTAATAATTAAATTATCCATTGGAGTGAATCCATTTAAATCTATAAAATATTTACTTATAATAACTATAGAATCTTCTTTTTTAAAAATTACATTTACGGTTTTTGAATATACATAGTTACCATTAAAATCAATTTGCTTCAATCTATAGAAACTACTTCCCATTAAAGGCATTTCATCTATAGTAGAATACTTTTTAGATGTATTACTATTTCCAGAGCCTTCTACTCTAAGTAATTCTTCAAATATTATTCCGTCTGCTGAACGCTGAACTAAAAAATAATCGCTATTAAATTCAGAAGCAGTCTCCCATGTTGTTTCTACAACATTGTTTGATCTATTGGCCGTAAAGTATACAAGTTCTATTGGTAGAGGAATATCAATAGGCCCAGTTGTCACCATCGCAAATCCGTCAGCAGACCCTCCCGAAAATATAGAATTGTTTTGCGCTACAGCCATAGTAGTTATTATCATAAGAGATAATGTTGTTTTTATGTTTTTCATAGTGTTTTATTTATTGTGCTGTTCTTCCACCTCTAAATCCGTAATCAGGGTCTCTCCACTTATAATTATAAGCAGCTCCATTACGTCCACTAACCGTCATGTATGTGGAAGATGGGTCTCCCCAATCGTTGCCCCTATATCCAGCACCAACAGCGTTAGAGAAATCAGCTATAAAGCCAGAGGGCCAGTTAGTGACATTAGCTTCTCCATTTGCTGCTATAGCTCCGTCACCATTAATACCTGTAAATGCTCTCCCTGTTGCATTTCCTACTGTTATTACCATTTCCCTAACATTGCCAGTTAAATCCATTACTCCGTAATATGATCCTCCTGATTGCTGTCTGTTGGTTGCTGACTGGGCAAAGCTGCCAACACGCAAAGGCCCAAAACCGACTGTATATGTTCCTGCATAGGCACAATTAGAACCGGATGAAGGTATTTCCAATGATGTTCCAGCAGATGTACATCCTGTAGCCACAGCACTTGTTATAGTTGTGTTTCCCCAAGCATATTCACCAATAACCGGAACAACAGTACCACGACATGATTTTTCATATTCCAATTCCGTTATTGGTCTCAATCCAGCCCAATCCATATATGCCTCGCAATCTGCAAAGTGCATCCAATTACACGCAACATTTTGTCCGTCATCAGTTTCGTTAAATGTACCGTTTGCGTTTAGGTCACACCCATAAATGGCGGATTGACTTGTACTTATTCCAGATATCTTTATAGCTATGCCGTTGCGATAACCTGCATTAAATGCTTTTGTGCCACCAACAGCACTTGGGGAGCTTTGAGTCCGTCTTGCTTGCTGTATGTATGTTAAGGTATTTAAAAATTCAACATATTGCTCTTGGGTTGTTTCATATTTCATAATATAAAAGGCATTGTACCCTTTTGGAAAAGCAGCAGGTAATGTTTGAGAAGTTGTATCATTAAAATCATCTAGTCCAGATATATCCATCCCTGATCTGTTATTATTGCCCATGCTACCTATGCCACCGCCTCCTAGTACAGATGGCGCAGATTCACTTGTAACCTGAAATGGTACGCTAGTATTCCAGCTCTCAAATTGACCCAATACAGAAGCCCCTATGCTTCCATCTCCTACATAAAAAGCATTCTGTGGTATGTACACCATTTCTATCGCGTACAACTTAACTTCAACCAAGTCATTATCAGCAACCCCATCTACTCCGTAATTCCAACGTAACTTAACATTGTTCCACGTATTTGTGCCTATTCCATTTGCGCTTCTATACATAAATACGCCCTTATCGTCGGTAGGTGTGTCAATAGTAGCTCCTGATGGGGCAGTATGTCCACTTGTGTTAAGCGTTGCGTGGTTCCATGTCGTTTGCCCTTGTTTTCTCCATTTTGCAAATACCCATGCTGCATCCCAATTACTTTCATAGGTTGATGTTCTCCATGAGTTGTCCCATGTAATATCAAACTGAATCATCGTATAATCTGATGCAGTGTTTTGTCCATTTATTGCAATATTGTGAAGAGCAATATTATTAGACAAGCAAATTGATGATATTGTAATTAATAAAATTAAAATTAGTGTTTTCATTTTAGTATTTACAAGTTGTACGCAATGTTTCTGGAAAGGTTACGTATAATCATTTTTTATTATGTATAGCTGTATATCCCATACCATTTGCTTTATATTTCTGGAATAACTGAATGGGTACATAATCTATCTTCTTAGGAATATGCTTTCTTGCTCCAAGCAATGCTAGTCCAGCACCTACCATACAGTCAAATTGAGTCCATTTTTTATCAAAATCAAAATCAAGCCATTGATTAAGTAATTTATCGAAATAACACTTCCCCATATATGGTTTTTCTCCTTGCTTCTCTATAAGTCCAACATTTGACGCTATATAGCTCTCTGTGGCGTAAATAAGTGCCATACGGGCATCTTCCCCAGAAAGTGCAATTCCTTTTTCCTGCTCCTTCGTAGAGCCATAATTAGAATTGTTTTTAGTCTCTGCTGGTCTTTCCATCAAATAATCATAATATCCTCGCATCCTAAAATAGTTAATTGTGCCAATTTTGTTATTTTCTATCAATATTTCCCATCCAAAAAATACCGCTTGCATTATCATATCCTCCCACATAATCTCAGGCAATTTCGGCCTGTTTACATATTCTAAAATAAATATCCCAGATTCATTTGGACTCATCGGGTCGAATTTCCTGAACCCATAACTAGCCGCATCAGACTTACGATTATCAACAGTAATTTTATTATCATAAGGGTCAAGCCCGAAACAACCCGTATCAGTATTTGCAGGAGTTTTTTTGCCATAAACAATATTAAATTTATTTCTATCTTCAAATTTAGGTAGCCATGCTATTAGCCACTTCCCTTCAGGTGATGGACTCCAATCAACAGTAGAATCCTTTATGCCATCCTTCCACATAAAGTTTCCTCTTACAAGTGTACTTACTGGAATTGATTGATTGTATTCTATTTGTTGTTCAATTCTAGTAGTATCAAATACGGATTTTTTGCTATCACTTACCCAGCAGTCTTCTATTTTTAATGGGAACTTCCTTTTTTCAGAAGATAACTCTGCTCCCTTTTTACTAGCCCTTCTCTTTAAAAAATGCTCAGTAGCTTTTTCAATATTAGAATATCCGTATCTATCAACTAAACATTTTCCATCAATATCTAACCCGAGATAACCATAATTTGATGGTCTAAAATATCGTTTCATTTTAGACTGGGTAAAACCGAATTCGTCAAGAGCTTTTCCTGTTGGGAATATATTACCTAAACTACTAGCCTCTTCATCTAAAGTAGTGCATCTTGTCCATAAATCTTTCGCTTGTTTCCCTCCGGCTTTCTCCATCTCTTCCACCGTAGTTGTCCCTAATACCATACCTACCTTTTCTCCCATGATAAAACAACATTCCACAACAACTCGTATTCTTTCTAGTAAATCTATTCCGCGCTTTGAATTTATTTTTCCTATCTCATCTTGAATATTTATTATTTGTTCTTTACCATCATAATACCCCTCGCTTGCATTCCCATAATCTATCCAACTATGCAGAATATCCGAATACGTCTTTTGTAAGTTTTTAGTGCTTATCTTCTTTGGCTCATCAAATACTAAATCAGTTATTGGATTATTATTTCCTGTATCTACTGGCTTAAAAAATGGAGGTAAATTTCTCCATGCGTAAATTATTTTCTCAAATACGTTATAGCTATCTGTATCATCTCTTGATTGTATTCCCCCCTTGGAATCATGTGTCTTGGAAACCTTTTCGTATTGATAAGCACCAACTCTCATAGTTTTTCCACCTCTGCGAAATTCGATAGTAAACAACCCTCCACAACTTCTATTATAATAACAATCATCAGCCAAATAATGCCAATCTCTATCAGCATCTGTAAAGAATGGATAGTAAGCATCTCTTGGGTCTAATATATATTCTTTTGGAATTTTTACTTTACCTATCCTCCACCAATTACCGTAGAAGTAATGATTAGGAGACATCCATTCTAAGTTGCCATTGTTCCAGAACCATAATCCTTTGCCTTTTTCTCCTTCCCTACCCCTTATATCCCATTGTTCATTGGCGAATTTATTCTTATCCTCCCTTGGCAAAGTTGCCCAATCATTAGGTAAATATGTTCTTCTGAAAAATTGTTGTTCTTTAGGCAAATCCTTGTATAAAATATCTTTTAAGTTGGGAGGATTAGGCAAAAATATTGTATGTTCCCCAACCTTCCTTTCAGTATTGAAATTATTATACTGTGGAAGTAGCATTTGTTTTTATTAAAAAGTTTTCAGCACTATCTTCTGAAAGAGGCTTTAATTCTTTAGTTAATTCATTTTTTTCTTCGGTAGTCATTTGTTTCCTTAAATATGCTAATTGCTCAAAATATGGCTTCATTTCTGTAAAATATTTATGTACTCTATCGAATTCCTTTGAACTAGCATCGGCAAACAAATTTATTTTCCCTAAAAATTTGTCTCCTTCGGACGTTTCTATTTTCTTTATTGTAAGTTGGTCATTCCAATCATTTATCTGACCAAGTACTGTTAAATATGATTTTACAAATGGAGATTTTTCATATAGTTGAAGTCTATCTTCAAGATATTCAATATATGCTAGTGCGGATTTATCTTTTATTTGAGGACGTTTCATATTTTAAAATATTTTTCAAAAACTTGTTGCTCTTCGGTATTCCAATACCATATCCATCCATGTTTTATGCCTAATGTTACTCTTACCCAAAAAATATGACCTGATGAATTATATCCACCTTCTCCTATATAATTAATACTATTTGGAATACGTTTTTCGGAAGGAATCATTATCAATTAAATTTAATTAAGACAAAGATATAACAAAAAAAGCCAAACATTACTGCTTGGCTTTTTTGTATCGTTTTATTAATTACTTAAGATAACTTAGTCCATTTCAAAATTACAACTCCACTTGCCGTAAGGTTTGAAACATTATTCGCATTCCAAGTTCCGGAACAATTCAAAAATATGTTCTTAACACTAGAAGAAATATTCAGCGCGATTCCAGTTCCTATCCCTGCTGTTGTACAAGCTACTGTTGATACTGCTGTGCCTCCTGTTGAAGATGTATTTGCTGTAATACCAGCAATCCTATCTTGAAAAGTAGCTGTTCCACTAAGTACTGATACTGCTCCTGATGCGATAACAGAGCCAAGACCAAGTTTAGTTGCTACTGCTGTACCAGCACATTTTAATGAAAGTGCTGAAAAAGAATCAACAAGTTCAAAATGTTGTCCTGCCGGATAAGCTGCTACAATATTACCGACTCCAAGAGCTGCTGCTGCTCCTGCTAATGCTCCTACAACAAAATCAGTAAGCGTAAGTTCTGTTACAAAATCTCTACCATCACCATATTCAACGATAGATACTGTTGCAACTGGTGTAGTTACACCAGCCGAACCACCACCACCAGATACTACCGAAGCGATAGCTGTTCTAATAGCTGTTCTTGATTCGTTTACGGTTAGTTTAACTGCCTCAGCATTACCTTGATCGTAGTATACGATGCTTCCAGAGCCACTATCTATAATATCTGGATTAATTCTATCAACATTTACATAAAACACCGCTGAAGTTGCCGTATCAGTTAATGCAATAAGATATTGAGATGAGCTGGATATGGAAGCAGGGGTTTGAGTTACAATAAGTTGCATAGGAGTTGCATTTGCCGTGTTAGCATACAAAATTTTACTTCCACTTCCATTTGCCGTTACCATTACAATGTTAATAGAACTAATGTCCTGTGTGGCTGCTGTTGATGCGTCTGTTACGCTAAATGTATTTGATGTTGCTGACATTGTGTATTTATTTTAATTGTTTATAATATGTTTTCTCTGATAACTTCTATACTCCATTTACCTTGTGTCATTGTACTCCAATTCGCATCAGGAGTAACGCTAAAGTATACTGATGATTCGGTGGTTAAAGGATATGTAACCTGTCCTACTGACATTGTAGCACCCTGCACAGGAAGTGGATTTGAATTTATATATTCGGCTGAACCAGAAGTAATCCCTACATCCAATATTCCTGTTATAATTCCGTTCATCCCGGTAATACATACAACAACCATTGATACAACGGCATCATTAGCTCCAATTATTGTTGTTCCTCCAAGTTGTATTGATTGTTCGGTAGTATTGGCAACAGAAGTGAAGTTATAATCACATCCAGCAACTCCCGGCGCACCGATAGTATACCTAAATGATGAGAGAACCGCTCCTTTTGATGCTATTAACGCCCTGATAACCGCTCTGCTTTCATCAACAACATATCTTTCTGTGGTCTGATCTCCAAGATTAAATAATATCTTAGTTCCAGTTCCATTATCTATAAGTTCTGCTATTTTATCGGGATTCATGTAAAAAGTAGCAGTATTTTCAGTATTAGTAAGCGGAATTAAATTTCCAGATGCCGCACTTACAGCAGCGTGGCTTTCATCTACTATGACATTTGCTGATGTAGCCCTGTTTATCATGTAAAAAATATTACTTCCGCTTCCGCTTGCAATAACTATATTTATATCTTCAGAACTAATATCAAATGAAACACCTGATGATGTTTGCGTAACCGAGAATGAAGTATTATTAGTTGGCATGATTTGTATTGTTTGTAATACAAAGGTAATTCTTATTTTTACATGAACTTTTTTTTATAAAAATGGATAAAATATTTAATCACAAAGACTCACAGTATAAATTATCTGGCAGATTAAATACGATAGGTATTAAAATAAAAGAAGAACGATTGAAAAGAAATTGGGAAATATTGGATGTTGTAATTAGAAGTGGGATATCAGCTTCTGTAATTTATAGTTTAGAAACTGGTAAGTCTCAAAATGTAACACTATTAAGTTTGGTTGGATTATCTATGGCCTTTGAAGTGGATATTATATCATTGCTCCAATCACCTCCAACTGCCTGAGTATCGTATATTTTTGTTTGTTATACTCCACCTTTGAACCTGTGTGATGATGAAACATTATTTTACTACCCACCTTAAATTGTTTTTCTTCGTCTTGTATTCCTACTGCCTCAACTTTTTCTATTTGTTCTCTTGCTGGCTTCATTGGTATGATTAATCCAGATGGACGTACGTGTTCTTTTATGCTATTATTTTGAACGATTATTTCATCTCTAAGCGGATATAATTTTTCATTTCTTACAATAGCAATAACATTAGCCAAATCCATTCTGTAATATTCCTTACCTTCAATATTCATTTGGTATTCAGCATCTTTTTTAAACATTATCGTGTCTCCTTTTGACAATCCCTGAGCCTTGGCCATGTTTGAAAGATGTGAAACTGTACCCATTAAATGAATTTCCCCCGGAGTTGCTTTTGTCCATAATTTTAATGTTCCAAAAGTCTTTACAATATCCTCTTCTTTTTCAAGTATAGGAGAAACAAATACCCACGAATCCAACATTACTATTTTTTTCTTTTTTATCACACAAAACATATGAAATCTTGGACACTTAAATAATGATTTATCACCAACTTTTATTCTCATATCATCTTGAACAACAAAATGATGAAAATGTACTTTATCTCCTATGCGAATGTCAATATCTGGGTTGTATTTTTTCGTTGTACCAGATGGATTTGCTTCAACTATTCTTGGTACGGATTCAACTATTCCTTCTCGCACAGCCCACTTATACTTATCCCAAGTTGTATCAATAAATAGCCCTGATTTTGTCTTGGTGTGCTTATCTTCATCTGCTGAGATGAGATAAGTATTTTTTAGAAATGTTATCATATTAAATTAAATTTCATATTCAATAGTTACTGGCATTCGCTCAAAATATTTCCATATTTTAACTATTTTAGTGTCTTCTGTCTGTACCCAGATGTTATACCTGACATTTCCAAAGAAATAATACGATCCCTGATCTTCTTCTATAAGAACAACTTCCAATAATCCATTTGGAGTATTAAATTTTCTCCCTAGGTCATAAGCCATCCCAGACTTAGTATCTTGCCCTATAATTATCTTCCTTATTTTACTTGTTGGCGTTTTTTCCATGAAGCAAATATAATAATTTAATCAACAGTACAATGTTTATATAATAATTGTATAATTCAATAATTATCGTACATTTGCCTTATGGCACAAAAAGAAACTATCTACGCATCTATTAATTTTGACAAAGAAAATACAGCTAAGATATTAGCTAGACAATCAGAATATAAAGAGAGCAAAATAAACGTATCAATAGAATTTGTAGTGAATGAATTATTAAAAGAAAAAAAAACTAAATAACATGATTCAATTTATGTTTGTATTAGTATTGGGTTCAGTATTTGCATTTTGTTTTACATTATTATTTTTGTTATGGGCTATATATAATGCTAATAATACTAAATGCAAGTGTGGATGGGAAGGATCAATGCCAGAATCAAGAAGATGTCCTGAATGTTGGGAAGAAATATTTGATTAAAATATAAACCAATTAATAAATAAAACAAATACGCAACATATTTCTGACTTAATGGAAAATCAAAACAGTAAAATGAACTTCTTCAACCCACAACCAAAGCCAGAACCTCGCGTAAAGACTCCTTACAAAGGGATAAAGAAGACTGCTATTAAACAAACCATTACTTCTCCAAGTGGTAAACGAGAGTTCTTTAGAGATATATTTAACAAATGCGGTGGATTATGTATGATTACAGAAAAGCCATTTCCTATGAATAATAGCTATTCATATATGCACGTATTAAGTCATGGAGGTTATGATCGTTTTGAATTTTATGAAAAAAATGTATTATTTGTAAATCCAAGAATACATGTTCTTTATGATTGCAACGATAAAGAAGGATTGCTTAAAGAATTCCCTGAAGCTGCATGGATATATGACCTAAAAGAAATATTAAAAATGGAATATAATAATTTACCAACTATTTAAAATACTTGTAACCTTTTCAAACCACTCGCGTACAACGTTTTGCAGATTGGCTTGCAGTACGAGGAACGAGTATTGCAAGCCAATCTGCTGTTATGTTTTGGTTTTAAAATTTTAGCGATGGAATACAGAATATTATTAGATAGAAAAGTAGTCGGGCAAAAAAATGGCATTGGCTACATTACCGAAGAAGGTGCAAGGCTTATATGGGAAGCCTATACAAAAATGAACCCATACGGAACGCAAACAATGGAACGTAGAGAAGAACGTGGTGGAGTGTGTTGGCTTTCTGAAATACGATTGTTTAAGGAGCAAGGTTTTTTGCCCGAATCATTTAATTGGACAGATTATATGGTGCGGTTGGACAATTTTAAAACTTGAACGGTTGGGTATTGCCGAAGGCGGGGATTTGAAAAACAAAAGTTTCAACCTTGCACAAATGCCCAATAGAATTACAAATGATTAATTAACCGAGAATGCCCTGCTTTTGGCAATACCTTGTTAGGTGCAGTGCTTCTCACAAAATTTGAAAGATGAAAACACTTAGAATATTAGGATTTGATGTTAGACTATTTTTCTCTGTTCGCAGGGTTAAAAGGCTAACTTTTGATTTACCCGATTGGGCAGACGATACTTGTATAACTACAACTGATGTGGATGATACACCAATACCACATAAGATAAAGTATTACAAAGGAAGCACAAGGTATTACATAGACTTGCCAAAATGTAGCGATGCAGTAAAAGTTAGCCTTGTTCCATTGACAGGAATAGTTGATGGTAAAAGAGTGGCAATGACTGGCAATGACTGATAGGAAAATAGTCGTTGATGTGTTCTCTTAGCATTGCACCTAACGGGCGACCATTGTTGCCCCGAAGGGAAGTTTGATTTTATACATTATGAAAAAAATAAAAGGGAATAAAAACAAATGGAGCATAACGTAAATATCTTAACAACAGATAAACAGAAATAGTTATATTTGCATATTAACCATTAATTATTAACCATAATGAAAAAGAAAACCACAAAGAAAACTGTAAAGAAAACTGTAAAATCTACAAAGAAAAATAAAATGCTATCATCTAACCTTAACTCTAGTAAATCTAACATTAACTAGTTTAAAACCTAGTTAGCTGAATACCTAGCACTCATAACATATATCCTCTCAGGTACTACCTGATCCACAGGAATATTATCTGTAATACCCTTTATCCTTAATATCTCCTCTGCCCCACACACTATAAGCAAATAACTTATATTGACATTCCCACTTACAACTATCTTAACAGACTCCATAAGGCTAAGATAGTATTTTTAAATAAAAGATTTAGATGTGTTGTTATTTATTGCCCTTTAGTACAACTTAGTACAACTGGCAGTACACCACACTTTGACTGTGGTTATCTTGGTTCGAATCCAAGAGGGGCATCTAAAATGGTGATAGTACGCTAATTGGTCAAGCGGACAGCCTGTGAAGTTGTTGATATGAGTTCGTTTCTCATATATCACCCAAGAATAATTCATTAATTATTTATAAATTGTATAATGTAGGTGTATGGTAAAATAGGCCTGTAGGTGCTAGTGGTGGGGATTACGCCTATAAAGCTCGGGGGTGTCTGGCTAAAGGGAAAACGAAAAACTAGAACCGGGTGGCCTAAATTCAAGCGTTTTAAATCTTAAATTGGAATCCAATAACCAAAACTATTTATAAATTAAACTAAAATTTCAATCACACATATTAAGTTTAATCAATTATTATTTTAGATATGTACTATGTTGCCATTCACTAGTAAAGTCTCACAAATTGATTGCAATTGATTATAATATGATTATACGCTTGCAACATACATATTCCTACACATTGAACTAAACAATTTAATATAATATAAACTATAGAACAAATATTTTCGTTAAGCTAACTTCGATCTGATAGTACTGATTTACCTCGCTTGTTTCGTTTAATTATAATTATTTCTACTATCTCAATATTATTAAAAACCCTCTTTCCTTTTACTGCTGAATAATAATTTATTTCAGCATTATTGCACAATTCAGACAATGAAAGATAAGCTTTAGGAATGATTGTACCATCAATTTTATGCAAAAAAGCCTTCATCGATCAAATATATGCAACTTTTGTGACGTAAAAGTTGCTATTGTGTAAATAATATCAAATATATGAATATATTTGTAGCTAGTTATGAAGGATTATAACATCAAAAGACCCTCCACCATACCTCAACATCTTCAAATCGAGGTAAATAAGCAAAATTCTGAAATTTTAAGCATATTTTCAGAGCATCTTAATCTAATTGCTTTTACCGACTTCAATTCTGGAAATCAGTTCGACACAATAGTATCTAAGGGTTGTGGATGCTCTAGGCAGACAGTTTACTTACTCCGTAAAAGACGGCTTAAATACTGCGGAATATCTCTATTAACTAAGATATGTGTGTTTATGGAACTTAATTTTGTTGAGTTGATACGGTCACCGATGCCTACAGAAAGGATTAAGGGAGAGATTGGGAAGAAGAGTATATTTGGAGGCTTGAAGTAGCTTATTTTACTCTTAGAGAGTCACCAACGACGATATTTCTTGAAGAAGAGTCGCTTACAACAATTTTTGTTTCTGTGTTATAAGGTGAAG